AAATCAGGATTTGAATGAAAAAGATGAGACTCATGAGAGTGCTTGGCTGAAAAGTTTTGTTGGTCAGCTTTAATTAGAACATAGACTTATATAAATACAATTAATAACTTTACAAAGAAAGGTAGGAATAAACAATGAGTAAGCTACTTAAAGAAGCTGTAGACAAAGTAATGAATGACGAGAAAGCGCCGGTCATCAATGATGATTATCGTCGTCAGGTTACAGAATCTGTTATCGAAAACCAAATCAGATACAATCAGGGTATGAACGAATCTGAAACCCCGACTAACCAAACAGGTGGCGTTGCTAACTTTGATCCTATTCTGATCAAAATGGTTCGTCGCTCCATGCCTAAGCTGATGGCTTTTGACTTGACCGGTGTACAATCAATGACTGGACCTACTGGTTCGATCTTTGCAATGCGCGCACGTTACAACAATCAGACTGGCACAGAAGCTTTGTTTGATGAAGCTAATACCGCATTCTCTGGTGCAGGCGCACAAGCTGGTGATACCTCTGGTTTCGCTGCTGATGCATTTGGTGTTGGTGATCCTGTTACTGGCACTGGTACTGGTACTGGTATGAGCACCGCCAATGCTCAGCTTCTGGGTACAGATACTGGTGATGCTTGGAATGAAATGGCATTCAGCATCGAACGTACTGACGTTTCTGTAAAAAGTCGTAAATTGAAAGCTCAATTCTCTCGTGAATTGGCTTACGATTTGAAAAACACCCACAACATGGATGCCGAAACTGAACTTGCAAACATTTTGTCAACAGAAATCACTGCCGAAATTGACCGTGAAATCCTGCGTACAATCAACGTTGCTGCTGTTCTTGGCGCTCAAAGTACTGCTGTACCGGGTCTGTTCGATCTGGCTGCTGACAGTGACGGTCGTTGGTTGGTTGAGAAGTTCAAAGGTCTGTTGTTCCAAATCGAACTGGAAGCAAACCGTGTAGCTATCGAAACCCGCCGTGGTCGTGCTAACCGTGTTATCTGTAGCTCTAACGTAGCATCTGCTTTGAACATGGCTGGTGTACTTGACTACAATCCTGCTTTGGCATCAAACATGAACGTTGATCCGACTGCTGGCACATACGCTGGTATTCTGATGGGCAAGTATCAGGTTTATATTGATCCTTATGCTGGTCGTGATTACGTGACTGTAGGTTATAAAGGCGATAACTCATGGGATGCTGGTATCTTTTACTGCCCATACTTGCCGCTTGAAATGTACCGCGCAGTTGGTGAAGACAGCTTTGCACCTAAGATCGGTTTTGCGAGTCGCTACGGCATCATTGCGAATCCATATGAGCATAATGACGCTTCTGGCGCTCGTGCTGGTAAAGGTCTTGGACAAGGGGAAAATAGATATTACAGAAAATTTGCCGTGGCTTCGTTGACAGGCTAATATCTATATGATAGAATCGGGCTACTGATGAAAATTGGTAGCCCAATTTTTTGTTTATAGAGAATAATTACTTTAGGAAGATGGTATATGAGTATTGTTTATGCTTTGCTAGACACAAGTAAACGCGGAAAATTTATAACCCCCTACGTTTCATTCCTGTACAAGCCATATTATATAGGAAAAGGAACAGAAAAAAGACCTTTAGCTCACCTTTATGAAGCTGAGTATGCTAAAGGGAAGAATAGTTACAAGACAAATAAAATTTTGTCTTTGATAAAAAATGGCCAAGATTTTTCTTATGTATATTTTCATTGTGATTCGGAACGCGAAGCATACGATAAAGAAGAAGAATTGATAAATTTGTTTGGTAGGTATTTTGATGGTGGTATATTGTGTAATATTACATTAGGAGGGGAAATTAATGTGAAAACTGGATATATTCATTGTCTTGACAATTCAACAGGTTATAATGTTTATGTTTCTGTTGATGACAAACGAATAGGAAAAACTTTATCTCCATTGTGTCGTAGAGGTCATGTTCCTTGTGTTGATGAAAATGGAGACGTGTACTTTTCAACACAAGATGAATATAAAATGGGAATGCATACTCACATGCACACTGGAAGAAAGCGCACTGATGAAACCAGATCAAAAATATCTAAAGGAAAACTAGCTTATACCTTTACAGATGAACATATAGAAAATATAATTATAGCAAATCAAATTAATGATAAGCTGAACCAGCTTGGTGTCAAAAGAAAAGATTCCACAAAAGAAGCTATTTCTAAATCAAGAACTGGTGAAAAATCTAAGGTAGCTAAGACTTGGAAGTTTGTTGATCCAAACGGGAATGAGTACATATTTAAAGGTGGATTTTCTAAATTCTGTTCTATGATGAACCTTTCCCCACAGCGTATGAGAACCAACAAGGGTAAAATAATATCCAAGGCCACCAACAAGGGACACTTAAATGAAAGTGTTTTAAATACTGAGGGGTGGTGGTGTGATCATACAGAAGATGAACCAAACCTTTGTTTTTTCTTTATAAAGAAGTCTGTAGAATCTAGAATGAAATGTTTATGAAACAAAAAACAAAAAAAGGGAACCAATTTGGTTCCCTTTTTTCATGCCTCGATTTTATATTTTATAGAACCCGCATCGTACATAATTGTGTATCCATGCATGTTCATATTCTCTTTTTCTGTTAGTTGTTCATCAAACCTTTCTAATACATTTTCTAGTTTATGCTTCATGAAAGCCTTTCTTGAATATCTTTCCAGTCCCTTAAAGTAATGATAATTCGGTTCTGTAACTCCAAACATTTCAAATCCATACTTTTCATAAACATTTCCGTGTGAGTAGTCCAAACTTGCGAAGGTTTCTATGACACTCCATACATTGTTCCTTTGAAAGTGTGTGAGAAGCTTAGAGAAGCCCCCTACTACGTTCTTTGATGTTGCATAGCGTACTAGGTCATACTGGTCAGAAGTCTTTCCTGTGAGCTTCTTAAAGCTGATACAAGCCACAAATTCACCATTGAATACCAACCCATAATTAACTTTTGAATCATTGTACCCTTGTACGTGTGTTTCTGTGTAAAATTCCCTAGCCTCACTTGCCGTTACAGAAACTACCTCACACTTCCGAGCATAAACTTTTTCTTTGGTTGATTTGTTGCACTTTTGAATGATCTTTTCTTTTATGATTTCTTTGGTTACTGGATTTGCCCACTGATCTTCATATACATGAATCAATAGAATCCCTGCTTCTTTACAAGCCAGTGCCTTTTGTTGATGATAAGCCTTATCCTTATAAACATCCGAATGCCAGTACACCCCGTTGTACTCAATAGCCACATTATGTTCTGGTATATAGATATCGAGTTCTTTTGGTGCTAACACACTTCTGTTACTTGTTTCGTAATTGATTCCAGCTTCATCAAGAATGTTACAAATTTCCTTTTCTGCATTAGAAACCGTTCTTAAAATATTGTCATTAACATATATATCGTGTTCTTTTAAAGCTTGCAGGACTGTTCTGTGTGAACCAATTCCTAATCGCTTTGCAATGATATGCGAGTTACCAACTTCTTTGTACATTTCTGACAGTGATTCTTTATCATACAAAACAGAACTAGCCAGTGCGCTATAATGTGATCTAGCAGAAAAAACATGTCCATACTTTTTTAAATTGACTTCTTTTACTTTTTCTTTTACTTCATCACACATCATCGGGCTATGGACACCATATCTTTCTGTGTTTGTGGCTTGTGTTCTTGCTAGAATATCAGGGTTTTGTAGTGGTGATATCACACCCCATTTAGCAACCATTCCAGCTTGAACCTTATCCTTTGCAAACTCAAAAGGATTTGCTGATCCATACTTTTCTATGTTGGATGATTCTCTGGCCGCGATTACCTCTGGATTAGATAAATGGTGTGTATGTCCAGTTCGCTCAAAATATTCTTCTTTGTAAGATTCTTGAAACTCGTTTGATGAAATATAACAAGCTGACCCGTACCTTTCCATGTTGGTTTTTCTTATCTTTTCTTTTACAGCATCACTTCCCATATGGTGCTTTGATCCATACTTTTTAAGATTCGTTTCTTCTCTTTTTTTCAGTGTTCCTTTGCTTGTACAAACCTTGCTACAAAAAGCCCTGAAACCATTCTTGTAATAGTGATCAACCTTAACCCTGTTTGCACCAATAGGAGCAACACACCCACACTGGCCACAGTATTGAATCTCTGTTATGTCGTTTATCACAACAAAGCATCGTGTTGGTGCTTTTACCGTGTCATAAGAATCATCAAGAAACGTAGTCGCTTCTTTTAGAGCAGAAACAAATTTCAGGTATTTTTCTGTTCTGAGTTCTCGCCCTGTCGGGTATTCGTTGTCAATAATAAAATTTTTTAGTTCTTGGTAAGGCATAATTTTTCCTTTTGTCTGTCTATTTATAATCATACCATACCTAGTAGCAAAGTTGATAGTTATTTAAGACAAAAAAAAGAGACTTTCGCCTCGATTTTATATTCAAATCCACACCCTAACTAGAATATACGCCAACCACAGGAATGTAGTCGAAGCTAACAATAAGCCTTGAATAATATAAATTTTATTCTTTGTTCTTATTGTTAAATTAGTAGAAGAATCCATTACAATACCTATCAATTCGTTGATGACTACTGCAATAGCCATCGTTATACACACTTTTAAAAACACTTCCATTACGATCTCCAATAATTTTCAAACTGCTCTTGTTTGACATTTATCACATTTTGAATTCTTGCCAGTCTAGCCTCACGACTTTCAAATAACTTAGCAACTTTACCAATCTCGATTGGATCGGTTACACCAAGCAGCCTATCCATAAGCTTAGGCATATTTTCGCTTTTTGCTTTATTAACAATTGACCGCGCTTTATCAATCCACGCAGATAGTTCATTTTTTTCTAGCTCAATTGCCATTTTAGCATTGTACTCAGCCCAGAACGTGGTTTCATCCATACGCTCCCAGTAAACAGAACTATTTTTCTTTGTTTCTTTTTCGATGAGGGTGATACCTTCACTGTCAAAAGAAAAGAAAAACGTATAAGTATTTCCGTACACGTTATCACTTACAGCCAACAGGGTGTTGGGTGATGCAATGGACAGAATGTACTTAGCTTGTGAAACGGATTTGAATTTACCGTTGTTGTTCTTGGCAAGACTGAAAAGCGACTTTGAAATACTCATAAGCTAATCTCCTGAAAAAGTGAGATGGTGAGAGGGTTTCCCCTCACCACAACTATATCTTACCAAAGAACCGATTTGGTGTCAAGAATTAAATTTCTCTAATTAAAAAACTCGCTGTTTCTGGAAAAAATCCAGCAAACAAAATCAGAGATACACAAAATATGAAATCGAACTCACAAAGATGTTCAATCGCTTTTTTCCATTTTTCATAAAACTTCACATCAAACCAAGCAATCGCCAATGGGACGTTGATCAATGTAAATGCAGTCAACAGTAAACCTATAATTGTCATTACATAAACCCTTGCATGATTAAAACTTTTTCGATGAAAATGTACCAAGCCCACGGAGGGAAGACAATACAAAAGAATGTACTCAAAACCCCTTTAGATAAAACTGTTCCAGCTACCCACATGAATATTAGGATTATTTCAGCTATATATTTCATAATTAGGAGGATTATTTCAGCTATATATTTCATAATTTAATCAACTCTGGTGAAATTTCTGAATCGGTTACGACAGCTTCACCATAGGGATGAGAGTCTATAAATCAATGTGCAACAAGGTAAGCCAGCCATTCATACCTATACGGGCCTTTTCTAACATAACTTGATCTTTGGTAGCCCTTTAAAGTATGTATATAGTATTTTTTCTTCATTATTTTATGCACCACTTTCGAACTTCCGATAGTCTATGACTGATTTAATGTGAAATCCTCGATTAGAAATGTCTTTCACAGTTCTTTCAAGGTAGTTCACAATTTGTTTTTGTACCTCTAGCAGTTCAGAAGCGTATCCTAATCTTTTGTCGGCTGCAAGATACTTGTCAATATCACCTTTGAGAACCTTTTCGTTAAAGACTCCAAACTTTGTGTAATATTGATCTGTCTGCTTCCCGTTGAAATATTTCCATCGTTCAAGATAGACACGTTTTTGAATCTGTTGGTATTTTATCAGGGACATAGACTCGTTGGCGAACATTACAGAATATTTCTGATGAAGCTTTGGTGTTCTAATAGCTTCACCGTCAATATCAAATTCATCAATCTCTACATCTTTTCCTGCAAGCTGAACCAGTTCAACAAAACTATTTTCTGCTTTGTCGATGAGGTCTTCTAAATCACTATTATGATCCGTACTCAATTGTTTCACCTGTGATTACGTTGTTTATAGTGTAGTGAGTGTACACGAATGTCGCAGAAGATGCAAGTGTTGTTTCGTCACCAACAATATCATATTCAATGTCGCCAATATCTGTTACGTGAGCGTTGTTGTAACGGATTCTGATCGTTGGTGCGTTGCTTCTGTCTAGGACGGTCAGTTCTACATATGACGTTAGATCGTTGCCCTGTGAGTCTTTGACGCCGCGAGAGAGTGCAAACATCCATTTGTTCAGTGTAACCCATTGCGACAAGTTTTCATCCAGCAAAAATCGAAGGGTTAGATCACCAAACTCAACCTTGTCACCGGGAAAAGGAATATTTGAAAAACGTGCTGGCATTTCCGCTGGTGTTAAACTAGCACCTCCCATGTTTGTACCTTGAATGGTGTACGTGATATCTCTATCATACCCAAGTACAGCGATAAACGAGGTTGATTTTGCTGTGTTAATAGCCTTTGTAGTCATTTGTTTTACCCTGCATCATTGTTTCCTGTATACAGGTATTTATCTTATTATTATTCTTCTTCGTCATCACCATCTCTAATAACGGTTATTCTAACTAAAAATTCTTCAACTTTTAAAGCATCAACTCTACTAGAGCTTACGCCTTTATACTCTTCCATTTCTCTAAGTTCTTCCTCTACACAAGCGATTAACTTTTCTGTTTGGTGATCTGTCAACATTTGCAATACGCCTTATTTTATGAAACTACCATTAAAATTACCATAAATAGTCAACAGGAGCAACACATGAAACCATTTAAAAAATTTATCACAGAACAGTTTATGATAGCTAGAATTAATATGCCTCAGATTGATGACGTTTCTAAATTCACGGAATGGCTAACAGAGAGTATGGGTGTGGGTAGCTGGGCTTATATGGGATTGGTCGATTATTTCAAACCGTTGCAAGCGGAAGGGTTTGACGAGGACAAGATAAGAAATATTTGTATGGGTATGAGAAAAGACCCTGATTCAATACCTACTATGAAACCTATCATCGTAAGTGAGGATGGGTACGTTGTTGACGGACATCACAGGTATCTTGCCGCTATTAGAGAGCAAGTTAAAATACCCTATATACTAGTAGACACAACCGCTAACAAACTATTAAAATTGGCTTATGAATATGTCGCAACCTCAGATTATAATCCAGAAGATTAACGAATCCTATGTCAAGATTTCTTGTGTTGAAAAATACATGGAAATGGAGATTCAGGATAAGTTTAGTTTTGAGGTTCCTAACGCTAAACATGACCCGCGTGTGAAAGCTGGTAAATGGGATGGGTACAAACGGCTCTACAACCGCCGTAACAAGACGTTTCCCGTAGGCTTGGTGTTGGCACTGCTAAGGTTTGTAAAGGGGCAGGGATACAGCTACAAGGTTGATCCTGAGCTTATTCCACAGACTGACCTCATTCGTGAAGATATTGAACACGTAATGACTACGGTGATTGATCCGCATAGCAAAGGTAAGCCAATTACACCACACGAACACCAGTACGATGCTCTTATGCATATGTTTGGCATGGGACGCAGTTTATGTTTGTCATCTACAAGTAGTGGTAAGTCCCTTATCATTTACAGCGCCTTGCGTATGTTGCAACTACTTCCTGAGATGGAAGACAAAAAATTCTTTGTCGTAGTTCCCTCTGGAAACCTAGTTGAGCAGATGTACAATGATTTTGAAAATTATGCTACGGGTTCCTCTGTTAAGTGGAATGTTGGAACTCATTGTCAGAAAATCAACAAAGACTATAAAAAATATATTGATAGACAGATTGTTATTACTACATGGCAGTCCATGGCAAAGCTTCCTAAATACGTTTTTGATGATATGAAAGCCGTATTTTGTGACGAAGTTCACGGTAGCTCTGCCCAAGTCCTTTCTGGTTTGATTGAAAATTCTATCAACTGCCCTATGAAGCATGGCTTAACCGGTTCGCTTGATGGGTTTGAATCAAACGAAATGTTTATTGAAGGTTTGTTTGGCCCGCGCAAGATCATCATGACAGCAAAAGAAAGCATTGATAAAGGTGTTGCATCCCCTATTGATGTGAAGATGCTTTTGTTGAAGTATAGCCAAGAATTCAAGGGTGATCTTGCGTCTACCGTATTCACAAAGGAAGATGGAAAAAAACGAAACCCTAAAGACTGGTATCGTGTTGAAAAAGAATTTATCTATTCACTCCCTGAAAGGAAAAAGTTTCTTGTCAATCTGATTCTGTCCCTGAAAGGAAATACGCTTGTTTTGTTTGACTCAATAGACATCTATCAAACTCCTGTATATGAGATGTTGAAAGAAAAGCATGATAATGTGTTTGTTATTAATGGCGAGGTCAGTAACAAAGAACGTGACGTTATCAAGGCTAAGATCGAGGCTGGTGAGAGTGTGATAACCTGTGCCACTTTTGGAACTATGGCTGTTGGTATTTCTATCAATAAGCTTCACAACATGGTTCTTGCATCATCCACAAAATCCATGATCAGGATCATTCAGTCTATTGGTCGATTGATGCGATTGCATGATACAAAAGAGGTTGCCACAATTTATGACGTGGTTGATGATCTTTCTATGCCCGACAAGCGGTATAGTGGGTATATGATACAGCATGGCAAGGCTCGTGTAAAAATCTATGCCAATGAGCAACATCCTGTCAAATTCTATCCTGTTGACATCAAAAAGGGGTAAATTCTCTTTTTGATGTTCTTATTTCACATTTTTAACTCTGTACAAGCTCACTGAGCAGATTTTATCTTTCATTCTATACTACGCCCTACCCCTTAACAAAAACCTCTCTATGGACACACCAAAGCCTCTAATGGGTTTAAAGCCCTCTTTATAGACACATGTGTGTCTGTTTTGTGTGTCAACACTCTTTTTAAACATTACATAATGTTAACGAAAATAAGTCTTGACAGGATATTTTCGATCCGCTAAACTCTGCCTAGTTTCACAAGCAAAAGAAGATAAAACCTTTTTTGGCATCGTAAAAAGACACTCGCCAAAAAATAAACTAATAAAAAACTTAAACCTCATTCGCTGGCGCTCATTACTGTATATGGAAGGTTATAGAAAAAAAAAAAAGAAAAAATATACCTCGCTCGCTTCGCTCACTACTGTATAAGAAAATATTTTAACAGGTTTATGAACGTCTTTAAAGGATTTTATTAGAATAAAAAAGAATATAAAAAAAACAAAAAAGTATATCCTCATTCGCTGGCGCTCATTACTGTATATGAAAAAAGAAAAAAGAAAAAATAGAAAACCGCATCCCCGTTCGCTGCGCTCTCTTTAGTCAAAATAGTGTATAAAATGTTTGCAACATAACCAAAAGTGTATTATAATTATTCTTAGTGTATAAAAAGTCAAAAAACTGGTTTTTACTTAAAGGATTTTAAAATTGAAAAGACAAATACAAATATGGAGTGATGGAGGGAAGCGTAAAGAAATAGCGTCATGGGCTTTCTGTTTGTATTCACCAGATATTGAAAAAGTTATATATGAAAAACGTGGTTGTATTACAGGAACATCACAACAAGGTGAATTGAGTGCAGGACTATATGCACTAGAGTTTATTTTTAATAGATTTACAAGTAAACAACTTGCATCAATGGATATAACACTATATACTGATAGTCAATACTTATCCAAAGGCATGAATGATTGGCTATGGGGTTGGAAGAACAAAGGTTGGAAAGGTTCTTCAATGAAGATTATTAAGAATGTAGATTACTGGAAAAGACTTGATACACTTAAATCACAGATGCCTTCCGTTAAGTTTCAATGGATAAAAGGCCATGCTGGTATTGAGTTGAATGAGTACGTAGATAAGTTATGTACAAAAGCTTTAGAGGATTATCACGCAGTATGAAAAAAATTAGCGAAATCACAGTAAAGGATATTGACAATCTGGAATTCGAATTGAAGTTGGAAGCAGAAAAAGAAGACAAAAAATCACACTATGTAAACAACAAAGAATTGTTCAAAGAATTTCAAAAGTATTATGCAGTCAAGCAAAAGCTTCTGGAAGAACACAAAGAGCAAATGCTTGATGACTTTGGTTTGCTTGATGAAGAAGAACTTGAGCAACACAGTGAAGAGATTCAAGAAGAATTTAAAAAAGCACTCAAGACGTTCACAGCACCACCATTAACCAATATTATTGGACAAGCCATTCTAGATATTTCATACAGACGGTGCTACAGTCCTCGGTTTGTAAACTACACACCGAACTGGAAAGAAGAGATGATCAATGACGCAATCGAAACCTGTGTCAAGTATGCACACAATTTTAACCCAGAGAAATACAACAATCCATTTGCATACTTGACACAATTGGTCAACAATGCAAACTTTCAAAGGATCAAGAAAGAACACAAGCAACAGTATATAAAACTAAAGTTGTTTGATGACAGTCACGGATTTGTTGGTGATATTGATGAGAACAACATGAATGAAGAAGACATGGAAATTATTGATGAATCCAATGAAATGTACAGTGATCGTTTAAAGTATATCGACAACTATGAAGAGATTCAGGGGCTGAACAAAGAACGTCAGAAACGTAAGAAGAAAGGCGATGATAACGACAGCATTCTGGATATGGAGTAATTAATAATGCAAGCGAGAAACGGGGATAAGGTAGTTGTTACCCACATCCCTAGTGGAATATCAGCATCATGTCTTTTAAACTTGTATAGGTATCAACACCAGTGCCATGCCAGAGCCATGAGCCTCTTAAAATCGAGGCTCATGGCATCACAACAGATAGATGTTTCACTAGACGATGTTAATTGGAAATACACTTCATGCGATCAGAATCCAGAAACTCCGAATTTATTGAAATGATAAAACAGTTGCACAGAGATAATTCCTATGATACCGTCATGGGAATTCGTGAAGATTCTGAGTTCATTGCACTAAAGAAGATTCACGAGCGAAACAAAATAATCGACATGATCTTAAAAGAGGTGAAATTATGAGCAGGAACGCATTTTTTAATGTTGACTTAGAAGACACAAGTGAATTGGCAACTATTGTTGAGGCTATGATTGAGGAAGCGGTTGATGGGTATAAAGAAGAAATTGCAGAATTAAAAGACAAAATAGCAGAGCTTGAAGGTGATCTTCATGAATCTGAAAAAAATCAATGCGAGTGTTGATATGGATAATCAACTTTACTTTGTGGGTTTAAAAAAAGTTCCAACCACGTTAGAGGTGGTTCTTAATCAAGTCCCAGACTCATGGAGAAGTATTGTAGAAAATCTGATTAATGATCTTTTTGAGTGTGGTTGGAATGGAGAGATTGAACAAATTAAAGAAAAATTCGGAGAACTTAGATTTTATATAAACCAAACTAAAAACCTTGAAGCCATATATTCTCTAATAACGGAGGCAGAATTACTTACAGAAAGTATTTGTATTATGTGTGGTGAACCAGCAACAACAATAAGCGGTGGTGGTTGGTATACACATCGTTGCGAAACCCATAAGGACGCATAGAAATGAGCAAAGTAATGATATCAACAGATTGGCATATCGGGGCGCGAGGTGGCAGTACAATCTTTCGAGATTATTTTACGTGGTATTTTAAAGAAAAATTCTTTCCTTATATGAAAGAAAACAACATCACCACACTATTAATGCTTGGTGATTTTTTTGATAATCGAAACCACTTGTCACTCAGTGATATTGCTTTTGTGAATGAGGTTTTTCTGCCTTTGCTAGAGTCACATAAGTGTACTATGTACACCATTGCTGGTAATCATGATCTGGCATTCAAAAATACAAATGCAGTCACATCTTTGTCTATTATGCAACACAGCAAATATGTACACATTCTAAAAGACAAGGTAGAAGAATTCAATTTTGATGGTAGTCGGTTTGTATTTGTGCCATGGATCAACGGCAACAACTACGATGAGTTCATGACAGAACTAAACAACATCAAAGACAAAGAAAACACATTTGTACTTTGCCACGCCGAATTTAATTCATTTCTCATGTACAAGAATTCATCTCGTTGTGAATCTGGAATCGAACCAAGCCTTTTCAAAGAATTTAAAGGTGTGTGGTCTGGTCACTTTCATCACCCGTCAAAAATTGGTAATGTCGAATATCTGGGATCAATGTTTCATCTCAATTGGCAAGATCATAACGACAAGCGCGGGTTCTGGGTGTATGACACAGACACACAAGAAAAGGTTCATATTGAAAACGAGTATAGCTTGTTCACTGAAATTCTCTACGAAGACGATCATGGATTGACAGATGATCAGATCAATGAGTATTGCAACCACCAGTTTGTAAAAGTTGTGATCGACAAAGAATATGATAAAGTCAAGTTTATGGACTTTTTCTCTAAGGTTAACAGCGCCAAACCGATTGATGTACAGGTTCAGAATAATTATGCTATACTGAGTGCCAAAGAAATTACCAAAACTGATGCTGCTGAACCAGACGTAAAAGATAAGTCTATTGATACTTACATAGACACATACGTTATGAAGACAGTTTCAGAAGACAAGCGGGCCTCGATTATGAGCAAGTTCAATGATGTAAAGGCTAAAGCATCTGACATGATAGTTAAGGGTGAATAATACATGATCAATTTTAAGTCTATCAGTTACAAAAATTTTCAGTCAGTAGGTAATGCTGGCATGAAAATTGATCTTGACCGTTCGCCAACTACCCTAATCGGTGGGCCAAATGGTGCAGGTAAAAGCAATTTGCTTGAAGCTATCAGCTACGCACTATTCGGAAAGCCACTAAAAAAGGTTAAGCTTGCTGGACTAATCAACAGCATCAATCGAAAGAACATGCAAACTGAATGTGTGTTCACAAAATACGGCGATGAGTACAAAGTATTTCGTGGTGAAAAGCCAAAGGTCTTTAAGATTTTCAAGAACGGAGAACTGCTAGATCAGAACGCCGCAAGCAAAGATTATCAGGCTACACTAGAAAACGTCATAGGAATGGATCACAAGCTCTTCACACAGGTTTGTTTGCTGAACCGTGAGCGTTACATACCCTTTATGGATATGGGTGTTGCTGATCGTCGTAAGGTGGTAGAGGACATTCTAGACATCAACATTTTTGGATACATGAACAAGATTGTTAAAGGCAATACAGATTCAATCAAGGCTCAAATTTCTGACCTAGACTATGAACGTGGTTTGTCAGTGACTAAACGTGATGGTGTTGAACGGTTGATTGAGCAGGCCAAGAACAACGTATCTGATCAGGTTGATGGACTGAACCAGCAAATTACTGACAATACAGACAAGATCAAATCCATTGAATCGAAAGATTCTGATCTTGAAGCCAGTCTTAAAAAGTATGAAGGGCTTGATGAGAAATACAGAAAGCTAAAAGATAAGAAGCAAAAGTTCAGTGAGTTCTCTTATAAGTTCACATCAAAGATGACAGAACTGAAAAAGGAGCGGGCTTTCTATGATGATAATGATCAATGCCCGACATGCACACAGCATATTGATGAAGATTTTAAGCAGGCCATTATAACGGGTGTTGATTCTAAGCAGGGGGAAATTACAGAACAAACCACTAAATTGATGGATGAACTGAAAAAGGTTCTGGATAAGATAAAGGAAATATCTGATCAGCTAGAAGAGAAGTCACAGATTCAATCTTCTATCAATACCAATAAGTCAGAAATAAATTTTCTTGATCGTGAAAATACAAAGCTTTCTAATCAGATAAAGTCAATCAGTGAAAATAAAGTAGATGATGGGCTTGATGGTCAGTTTTTGGAACTGGATAAGAAAGTTAATGAGATGGATGTTACTCTGAACGAGTTAATGCTTGAATTGGAAGAGTATGAAGCCATGCGCTCTATGCTTAAAGATGACGGTATCAAGGCGTCTATCGTCGATGACTATGTTGGTTTTATCAACAAGCGCGTAAACGAATATCTGAATCATATGGGATTTTTCATCAATATCACACTGGATGGTAATTTTGAAGAAACTATCAACAGCGTTAATAAGAAAGATTTTACCTATGATAATCTAAGCACTGGTCAGAAAACTCGTGTGAATTTGGCATTGATGATGGTTCTACTTGAAGTTTCGGCTATGAAAAACAGCGCAGCCACCAACTTAATTTTTATTGATGAGCTACTTGAAAACTTAGACTCAGATGGGGTATCATTGTTTATGAATCTGATCAAAGAGAAAATGAAACACAAAAATGTCTTTGTTGCAACACAAAGGTTTGGAGAGTTTCAGGATCATTTCAGGTCAGAACTTTTGTTTAAACTTGGTGAAGATGGTTTCACAGAATTGGTAAAAAACTCATGAAGGTGATCATTTGCGGGTCAAGAAAATTATTTTTTAGAACCAAGTGAGGTTGAACAGGCTGTCATCCTCTCTGGCTTTAAAATCACTGAGTTGGGTGTGGTTTGGCGAAAGGAACAAAGGACTGCTATGATCGAGCTTGTAAAGCAAATCTGAAAATGTACCTACACAACACAAATGGGTTAATGACACTATGAAGATTACACAAGAATTGGTTGAAACATACGTTGATCGTGGGCTTGTGAAACGAAACGTATTGGGTGATTTCACACTCTACTGTTATTCACAAGAAACATTTTTTGATAAGTCATGGGATGATGTGACAAAATCTTGTCGTGGTCTGGTATTTTATAAGGGCGAGATTGTCAATCATCCATTTCCAAAAATTTTCAATCTGGATGAGGTTGAAGAAACATCACTTGATCAAGTCATGAGCTTGATTGCTGGTGGTCAAGAATACGTGCTTTGTCACAAAGTAAACGGCCATCTATGTATTGTTGATTATATTGCAGAATTGGACAAGTTTCTGGTTCATACAAAGGGTTCTCTTCAAGACAATGAAATGAATCAATCTGATAAAGAAATGTTTTTTACTCAACACACTCATATGATAGAAAAGATTCGATCAAATGGTTCGAGTGTTACTTTCATGTTTGAGTCTATTCATGAAGACGACCAACATACACTATACGAACAAGAAGTTTCCCGCTATGGTGGAAGAAACAACTTGGTTTTACTTGGTGGATATCATGAAAATCCACAGAGAAAAGGTCATTGGAAGTCATTACCGCCATGGTCACTACAAAAATGGGCAGAATATAGTGGAACTCCCTGTGTCGAACACGATGAAGAAAAAGCACTGGATCATGACACAATCAAGCTTATGTTTGATGAGATTGACACAGAAGGCTACGTTATCTGGTTTACCAATCTCGATTTTCGAGTCAAGGTCAAAACCACAGACTACTGGAAAATGCGGTTTCGTAAAGAGTTAACACCAGATACCATTATTGATAAGTTTGTTTCTGGTGGGGACACACGAATCCAAAACCGATACCCAGAAGAGATTGCTGATAAGGCTGTTGATTTGATAGAAAGATATTTCGATAGGTTTATTGCTGATGCTGGTCTAAGTATCCCTGCAAAAGCTTTTGGATTAGAAAGAAAGAATATTGCTCAAAGTGATTTACTGACAAATATGCAAAAATCTTTGTTATTCAACATCTTAGACGGAAAGAAAATAGTTATTAAAAAATATATGAATAATAAGCAATTTCGACTTGACTTCAAAGCCTATATGAACGATAATGAGTCATACAAGAAAGACATTGCGGATTCACTCATTAAATACATTGAAGAACGAGGATAATATTATGAACGCTGGACTATTGATGGTTGTGATTTGTTTTGCTGCTCTGGCAGGTCTTGGATTTGCTATCTCATTTGGAGTATATATTGTTGTAGCAGTCTTTGGTGGAAACACCACCATTACAAAAAAAATGATGAAATTCTTTGGCATCGTTCTGGGAGCTAGTTTAGTCGGCTTCTTATTCGCTGCTGATAAGTAAACGGGAATACGTTATGATTATACTGATGAGAGGAACATCGTGTTCTGGAAAAGGAACTTTCATTGAAACATATTTTGGGCATGAAAGTTCCAACCACGTTTTGTCATCTGACAATTTTCGAGAGATGTTGTGTGGAACGGTAACAGAACAAACACAGAACAAAATTGTGTTTGATACAATTAGAATGGTTCTAGAGAACCGTTTGAGAAATCGCGTACCTTTGACCATTCTTGACGCCACACATATTCGATTCAAAGACTGTCAAGACGTGGTTGATCTGTCTAAAAAGTACCATACACCTATCATGGTAATTTCGATTCAGCCACCTTCTATCGAAGAGTTGAAGTCTAGAAACTTTGATCGTATGAAAGAAACAGGGTTCTTTGTACCAGAAGGGGTTCTTGAAAAGCATCATCATCGTTACACAGCTTCCATGGCCCCATTTATTAAAGAAGCAATGTACAACGAGTATCTCAAATTTACTGAAATTGACCAAGATTACAACGTGGTTCGTTTTGTTGAGGGGGTTGATAAGTGAGTAAATTTGATCTTGATGAAATGATGATTGATCACGGCAACAGAGTCAAATCAGTACGTGTTGATGTCAACAGATATAATGTGTACGCTATTGGTGACGTACATGGGTGTAATTCTGAGATGATAGAACTCATTGAAAAATGTCTTGTTCATTGTTACAAAGAGAAAAAATTTGCAAAAATTTACTTGCTTGGTGACTTGATTGACAGAGGCCCAGATTTTTTTGAAGTTTTCTTGTCACTACAGCATACTTTTATCGAATGTATCATTGGAAATCATGAACTGAATTTCTACCTTGAACGAATGGGCAAAGAATGTCGTTCCCGTTCACGTAAAGTCTCTCATGACAAATTTGATGCATTGGAAGAACAGCATCAAGACTTTGTTATGAAGAGTATTGGTGATATGCCAAACGCAGCCATTGTAGAGCTTTTTGACGATACAGGTGATATGGATATGGTTCCTTTTCTTTTATCACATTCACCAATCAGGAATATTGAGTATATCGAAACAGATGGTGTTTACAGCACATTAAACGCACCACAATGCTGTATGCGATCAACACAAATCGACATGAATGCCTTAGATAAAACAACGAATGGTTGTGTGTTGGTTCATGGGCACCAGTCATGGAACTTTAAACCAGTTCCTGAACAGTTAGAAGATCAAGAAAAATACAACAACAAAGTAATCAATATTGATTCCGGTTGTGTGTATGGAGAAAAGCTTACAGCACTTTGCTTAAATTCACTTGAAGTGATTGAGGTACAAGCTAAAAAGGCGTATAGTACACGCCACTGAAACATTAACCAATGAGAGAAAGGTATATTATGAGTGAAAATGAAATTAAGTTGTCAGACAAAACAATCAAGACTTTCAAGAAGCTATACAGCATCAACCAAAGCTTGAGAGTTCTTGACAGCAACACCACTGTGAAGTCTATCAATGAAACAAAAACTTTGGCAGCATACGTAGAAATTGAAGAGAGTTTCCCTCGTGATTTCTGTGTGTATGATCTGGGTGAATTTATCAGTGTGTTGAGCATTGTTAATGAACCAGTGTTAGATTTCTCAAGTGATCGGTTTGTGATTGTAAAAAGCAGCGACAATTCCCAACGTTTGAAGTATATTGAAACAAGTCCTGATCTGATCACATCCTATTTTGAGAATGAAATCAGTCTCAAGTCAGAAGATATTGTTATTGACGTTGATGAAAAGAGCTTGAAAGCAGTCATGAAAAGTGCAGCTACCTTGCGACTTGAATACATTGGCTTTCGCGCTGACGGTGAGAACGTATATTTCACTACATTTAATCGCCGCGTAGATAGCGACAACCAAGAAATGAACGCCTTTACAATTGAGCTTGGCCCATGTGAAGATACGTTTGATATCTTTTATCCAACAGAGATTATGACGGTTCTAGATGATGAGTGTGAATTCACATTCTCAAAAACACAGCGCATATCTCGTGTTCGTTGTGGTACTATGGAATACTGGATTGCCATGGACAAAGATTCTGAAATTCAATAATCGAGAGGGTTGATATTAATGAGACATAATGAACGCGAAACGATCTGGGTTGAAAAATTCAGACCAGATCGTGTGGAAGACGTAATTCTTCCACAAAGAATTAAGACGCAGTTTGAAGATATTGTCAAGGGAAACGAAGTTCCTAATATGCTTTTGTACGGTGGTGCTGGTGTAGGAAAAACAACAACAGCAAAAGCATTGTGTAAGGAAGTTGATACTGATTGGTTGATTATCAATATCTCAGAGGAATCAGGTATTGATACACTGCGAACAAAGATCAGAGATTTTGCATCAACACTTTCACTGACTGGCAAAGACAAAAAGAAGTGTGTGATTCTTGATGAGTTTGATCATGCTAGTAATGCCTTACAAGCTGGCTTGCGAGGGTTCATTGAATCGTTTTCAAAGACATGTTCATTCGTTATGACGTGCAACTTTCCTAATCGAATCATTGATCCTGTTAAGTCTAGGCTTGTTTGTATAGACTTTGGTGTGACCAAAGAAGAATCAATGAAGATGCAAGCTCAGATGTTCAAACGTGTTTCTGCCATTTTAGATTTTGAGCAGATTCCTTTTGACAAGCGAGTTGTGGTTAAGCTGGTACAGAAGTTCTATCCAGACAACCGCCGTATTCTGAATCAGATTCAGCAATACTCAAAAGCGGGTGAGATTGATGAAGGCATTCTTTTAAACATCGAAGAGATGAGTATTGAGAAGCTGGTTCTGGCTATGAAGGGTAAGAAGTTTAAAGATGTTCGACAATGGTGTGCAGAGAACGCCAAGAACGATCTTACCAATACCTATACAATGCTATACGCTGAGTTGAAAAACTTTGTAGAGCCTTCGTCAGTGCCACAGGCGGTGATTACCATTGGCGACTACCAACGCTATGATAGTGTGGTTCCAGACAAAGAGATTCATATCTGCGCTTTGGCAACACAGATCATGATGGAAGTTGATTTCCTATGAGTGAGGTAAAGAGCGTTTTTGATTTTGTGAACGATATAGGCTTTACAAAAGAATACCTATATACAGAACAAACAAAATCTAAGTATGAATCGTTCATTGTTAATCGTGCAATGAGTCAACACCCTGATTCAATCATGTATGCTAATGAGATGAATAAGTATCCTGAATTGAATAAGCTGTTGCAACACGATTTCTACTTCTATGTACTGAGTCGAAAGAAGCGATACGGAAAATGGGCCAAGGCAGACAAAGAAGATGAGGCTGTTTTGAATCTCATTATAAAGCATTACAAGGTAAATCGAGTTCACGCAAAACAGTACCTTGAACTGATGACCGATGAAAACATCAAAGCACTAAAAAATACATATGAAGTTGGGGGATTGAAGAAATGAGTCATATTGAATCAGTGATCAATAACATGGTAGAAATTGAAGTAGATGGTGATGACGGGTTTCGAAAAGTAAAAGAAACCTTGACACGAATGGGTGTCCCTGCTAAGAATGAAAAGAAGCTGTTTCAAAGTGTTCACATTCTACATAAGCAAGGTAAATACTATCTCTGTCATTTCAAAGAACTTTTTGGCTTGGATGGTCGCGAATCCACAATTTCAGAGGGGGATATTGCAAGGCGTAATCGAATTGTACAAATGATGGTTGACTGGGAACTGGTTAAGATGGTTAGTGAGTCTGAACTAACACCCATGGGCAAATCATCAATGGTCAAGGTTATTAAGCACAGCGAAAAAGATGAATGGACAACATCACAGAAATATGCAATCGGTGTTAAAAAGCGTAGTTGAAATATAATCAATATTGAGAGGTAGTGAAAAATGTCTAAAGGTAGCAAGAAAACTAAGAGTGATTCAGATAAGCGGTACTTTGCAGCATACAATGACACCAAACAGCGTCAGAAGCGCCTAGACCGTCATTTGCGTAAGCACCCCAACGATGGGCAGGCTAAGAAAGCAAAGCCGGTATATCGTCGCAAAAAGCCTATGAACAAGGGTGGTTGGTTGAATCGTGAAATGGCAAACTCTGTGTACATTGGAAAGATTGCTGGTAAGGATGATAGCGCGATTAACATCCTCAACAGCCTGACCAAACAAACTCAGTTTGCAATGGCTAGGTATTCTGCTATGATTCGTGCCACACATAATAGATTCAGGTTTGAGAAACAGGAAAAGAAAATCAATCCACTAACTGGTTATTCTGGTTGAATGCTAGAGGGGTTTAATCACCCCTCTTTTTTTACTTTTTACACGGAGAAGAATTGATGTCTATAGAATTGTTTAATGAGAAACAAAGACTTGCGTATGATCTTGTTACATCTGGTAAGAACGTTCATTTGGGTGGTCTTGGTGGTACAGGAAAGTCTTATGTATTGAATGTTCTTAGAGAGAATCTTGGCGAAAGAGCAGTTTTCTTAGCACCAACAGGTATCGCGGCTCTTAATATCAAAGGCGCTACAATCCACAGTACGTTTGGTATACCTATTGGTGTATGTACAGAATATCTACGTAATCAAGTGTCAAAGAAAACAAAAGAGCTTTTTGAAGATGACTTGATTAAGACAATTGTGTGTGACGAGATTTCTATGGTTCGGGCTGATGTTTTTTCTGCTATGGATCAAAAGCTTAGATTGATTAAGAGGAAGAATATACCGTTCGGTGGTGTGCAGATCATAGCCGTTGGTGATTTTGGTCAGTTGTCACCAGTTGTTAATAATAGAGGTGGTGAAGCAGATGTATTTAATCAAGAATTTAGCTCCCCGTTTTGCTTTACCACAGATGCATGGTCTGCCGCAAACTTAACACATATCGAACTTACAGATATCATTCGACAAACGGATGCAGAGTTAATTGGTCATTTGCAAAATATACACTCTAAATTTGATGGGTACAAAGCTAGTCTTAACTACTTCAATGATAACTGTTTGTTAGATTACAAAATGAAGAAGGGAGTTGACCCAGATGATATTGAAGATGGTGCTACATTCTTAACAACCACCAACAAAGACGCACAGGCTATCAATGAACAGGCTTACTCGTCACTTGAGGGGGTAGAGCAGGTTTATAAAGGAACCTTGTTTGGGGGCTTTAGAGAGCGTCCTGCACCAGATTACTTAGCACTGAAAGTTGGTACTAAGGTTATGATCACAGCCAATGATCAATCTTATAGAAATGGTGAGATTGGTTATGTATCAGAAATGGGCAAAACGTTCATTGAAGTAATGATTGATGAAGATACCGTACACAGAGTTATTCCCTATCGTTGGGCTGAATTTGAGTATAAGCGCAATGCAGAGGGTAATTTATACATGGAAGAAAAAGCAAGTTATATTCAGTTCCCTATTAAGCATGGATATGCAATCACAATACATAAGAGCCAAGGATGCACACTTGAGAAAGCTATCATCAACATTCCAAGGGCATTTGCTCACGGTATGACGTATGTTGCACTTTCTAGGGTTAAGACTTTGGAAGGCATTACACTCACAACTAAGCTTGCTCCTAGTGATATCATTTTTGATAAACAAGTTGGTGAATTTTACGCTGGAAAGTTCAACAACCTACTTACATAAATAGTCTATACACAAATACTAAAATGGGGTTTCGCAATGTTAACACTAACTGAGTACGTAGAATCTGATCACTGGATCAATAAAGTTGATGAACAAATAGTTGAGATGACTGAGGGATACAGTCTAAGTTTTGATCAAAAAACATGCAAGACAGTTGTTCAGTTGTTTGATTCCGCAGATAAAATGGTCGTAGAGTGTAGTTTCGATAATTCAGAAATGGCGATTGCTCTTTTGGAAGAGTATTTTGACCTTGATGAAGGCGATCAAAATTGGAATGATAGCTATGACTGGGTAACATGTTCCAGAACAGTAATAGATGAGGCTCTTGAGTCTGTTGAGAAGTACATCCAACGTAATGCTGATGAATATCAGGTTCGGATTGACCATATCGACAACGATGCATTCTTTGATGACTTGATGGGGATTGAAATTTTCTTTAATTCATCAAACAACAAGAATGACCTAAGTGCATTCATCAAAGAACTTAGTTACGATATGATGAAAACATACGGCGCTCAGTCTTATGACTTTGATGGAATGAGTTGGAAAATCGCTCTTTAAACATAAATACAAAAATTAAACCAAAGGGATGCTTGCGAGTATCCCTTTTTTTGTGGTAGAATATATAAGTTATTAAGTCTAACTAGAGGTAATATTTTGAGCGATAACATGTTTTACACATTTTACAAAAAGCGCGGTAGCAAGATTCTTCTTCGATACGTCAAAAATGGGAAGAAATACGTAACTACTATGGATGACTACAAACCAAGCTTATACTTCCCTAATCAACAAACGGATACAGATGATGAGGATGTCACCAAATCCATCTATGGCGAACCACTAAAGAAGAAAACATTTGACTCTATCAAAGATGCTGCATATTTCGGTAAAGATTACGCAGAGATGGGTGGTTCTGTTATCTATGGTAATCGCTTGTTTGAGAATCAGGCTATCATAGAGATGTTTGAGGGGCAAACGCCACAATTCAAACGTGACCAAATTGATATTGGTATTACTGACATTGAAACCGATTATGATACATTCCCAAATCCACAAGAATGTAAGTATCAGATTCAACAGATCAACATTAAGAACACTCGGGAACAATTTCACTATTCGTTTGGCTTGAAATCCTTTGATCAATCTAAATACGCGAACATTACAAAAACGTGTAAAGTAGTTCATACTCAGTTTGATACAGAAGAGGCTATGGTAGAAGCCTATATTCGTCACGTAGAAGATAAGAAATACGACTTAACCACTGGCTGGAACAGCGAAGATTTTGATATGCCATATATCATTGAGCGCGGGCGCAAGATTCTAGGAAAGGCTATGGTGAATAGGTTATCTCCGTTCGGTTTGATCTATGAACGGGAAACCATGAACCAATGGAATAATCCTATTATCAAGTATGAGATTGTAGGGCTTCCACACCTCGACTACATGCTTGTTTATAAAAAGCATACCTACACCCCTAGAGAGAACTACAAGCTTGATACAATAGCTCAGGTAGAGGGTGTGGCGGGTAAAACAGACTTCTCACACGTTGCAGGTAGTTTGAAAGATTTGTGGCAAGTTGATCCTGATCTTTACATTGCCTACAACATTCAGGATTGCGAAATCATTGATGATCTGGATAAGAAGCTTGGTTTGTTTGATCTGGTGTTTACGTTGGCATATACAACATTGTCAAATTATCAAGACACAATAACAACCACTAAAATGTGGGAACAGTTTATTGCCAAGCATTTGTATAACAAGAATGTTGCTCCCTTGTTCAATCAGGTAGATACACCGGTACGCGAGTTTGAAGGGGCGTTTGTACACCCTACACAAGCGGGAAAGCATGATTGGGTTGTGAGCTATGACTTACAAAGCCTGTATCCTCACATTATACAACAGGTCAACATCGGGCCTGAAACTATCGTAAATTATCGTGATCTTCCAGACGAAGTTAAAGGAATTGTTCACCCATCCAATAATGTTGAAAAGTTGTTGAATCGCCAAATCAATACAAGTGTTCTGAAAAAGTACAATCTTTCAATGGCGGCTAATGGAATATTCTATACAAAAGAGAAGCAATCATTTTTATCAGAATTAATGGAAGAAATGTATAATAACAGGGTAATGTATAAGAAGAAAAAGAAAGAAGCGGAAAATCTTCTTAAAGGTGGTGATGAGTCATATAGAGACTTAGTAAATTACTATGAAAATCAACAAATGGGAATAAAAATCCTCATCAACGCTTTGTACGGCAGTCTTGGCCAACAAAACTTCTTATACTTTATGGTTGATACCGCTGAATCAATTACTACCACTGGACAAATTGTGAACAAGTGGTGTTCGTACCAAACAAACGAATTTCTGTGTGACCTGTTTAAGAAAAAGGAAAATTATATAGTAAGTGGAGATACTGACTCGGCATATTTTTCATTATCATCACTTGGAAATAATCTTATGAAGAAATATGATGGTGACAAAGACAAAGTAGTAACAAAAATTGACGAATTTAGTGCTATCATAGAAAAAAGACTAAAAGAACAATGTTTAGATTTAGCAGAATATTTGAACTCTTACAAACAGGCTATGCACTGGTCACGAGAAGTGATAGCTGAATCAGCCATTCTTGTTGCCAAAAAGCGTTACGTCATGAAAGTTCTTGACGATGAGGGCAACCGCGTGGTAGAAAATCCTAAGTATAAGATCATGGGAATGGAATCTGTGAAAGGCTCTACTCCGTCATGGGCCAAGTCTCTGTTGGTGGAATGTTACAAAATTGCTCTAAGTGGTAATGAAACAGACCTACACAAGATGGTTGCTAAATTTGAAAAAGAGTTTTACACTTACAAAATCGAGGACATTGCAATCCCAACAGGTGTAAACAACATTCTCAAATACGCAGATAAAGACAAAATATTTGGTAAAGGATCACCACGACAAGTCAAGGCAGCACTAATCCATAACTGGGTTATTGAAAAGTACGGGCTAAAGGTAACACCTATTGTAAAAGATGGGTCACGTATTAGAATGGTTGCACTACGTAAACCGAATCCTATCAACCAAGCTGTGATAGGATTCGAGGGAACCATGCCAACAGAATTTGGCCTTGATAAGTACGTAGACAAGCGAGAACTGTTTACAAAAGGGTTTCTTGATCCTCTGAATCTGTTTCTGGCAGTGACAGACTGGACACACGAAGAAACCAACACACTATTTTAAGGGTATAAAATGAATTTAATGTTAGGCGATTGCCTTGAGCGCATGAAAGAGATACAGGATGGGTCTGTTGATTTAACAGTTACCAGCCCGCCATACGACAATCTGCGAACCTACAACGGCAACAACGACCAGTGGGGTGAGCATGTATGGAAGGCTGTTATAGCCGAGCTTTACCGTGTCACTAAAACGGGTGGTGTTGTTGTCTGGGTTGTTGGAGACGCAACCGTAAAAGGAAGCGAGACGGGGACAAGTTTTAAACAGGCGTTATGGGCTATGGAGTGCGGTTTTAGGATGGAGACAATGATTTGGGAAAAAACGGGAAGCGGATGCCTTGGGAGTAATAGTTACTATTCTCAGAATTTCGAGTTCGTTTTTATTTTTTGCAAAGGAGCGCCTAAGCATGGCAGCTTAATTAAAGACCGAGAAAACAAAGTAAAGTCTGGAATGGTTAAGGTAAATTCAAAGATTAACAAAGAAGGCGGAAGCGTGTCTCGAATAGTTGAGAGAAAACCGTTCGGGAAACGCGGCAATATATGGCGGATTGACCCACAAAAGAACAGCGAACACCCCGCGCCATTTCCTGAATCCTTGGCGCATGATCACATCATATCTTGGAGCAACGAAGGCGACACTGTGCTAGACACATTTATGGGCAGCGGCACAACCGGCGTGGCAGCAAAGAACCTTGGCCGAAAGTTTATAGGCATTGAGTTAGACCAAGGTTATTTTGACATAGCAGTTAAGCGCATAGGAGAGGCATAGCATGGCTGATCTTATGCATGGCGATTGCCTAGAGTGGATGAAAGAAATAGCGGATGGCAGCGTTGACCTAACAGTGACCAGCCCGCCGTATGACAACCTGAGAACTTACAACGGCAATAACAACCAATGGGGTGAGCATGTATGGCAGGCAGTAATCGCTGACCTGTACCGAGTCACGAAGGATGGTGGCGTTGTCGTGTGGGTTGTCGGAGATGCCACTGTGAAAGGAAGCGAAACTGGGAATAGCTTTAAACAAGCGTTGTGGGCTATGACGTGCGGTTTTAATTTGCATGACACGATGATTTGGAATAAAGGAAACTTTACAGCGGTTGGTTCCTTAAATACTAGATACGCGCCTGTATTTGAATATATGTTTGTTTTTACAAAAGGAAAGCCGAATACTTTTATTCCAATAAAGGACAGGAAAAACAAACATTATGGACAAAAATATCATCAAACTGTTAGGCAAGCAGATGGAAATACAAAAGATGGGCACGGGAAAGGGAAAAAACACATTGCAGAATTTGGACAAAGACACAACGTATGGTTGCTTTTCCCAGAACAAAGCAACAACAAAAGATGTCACCCGGCGCAATTTCCAGAACATTTAGCACACGACCACATTATCTCTTGGAGCAACGAAGGCGACACTGTGCTAGACCCATTTATGGGCAGCGGAACAACCGGCGTAGCCTGTGTTAATCTTGATAGGAAATTTATCGGCATTGAGCTAGACAAAGATTATTTTGAAATAGCAGAGAAACGAATTAAAGAAGCACAAGATAAACGTGAAAGTCAATTATTTTAAAGAGGAAATATTATGGATAGGGGTAATATATATATACCAAAACCAAAGAAAAAAGAACCAAAAGCAGTCTATGGAATCATGGGAAAGGCAGGGGCTGGAAAAGATACATCTGCACAGATTATTAGAGATTATCTTGGAGATAATGAAACATACATCTATAGCTTTGCTGATCCACTGAAAGAAATGGTGGCGTATGTGTTTGATATTCCTATTGTTTGGATGTATGATCAAGACTTGAAAAAATGCGCTGTTAATGTGACACCATCCAATGTAGGTGTTAAAGAAAGGATGGCTGAATGGGTTCAAAAAAACATTGCTCAATCTAATAGGTGGAAGTGGCATTTGGCTAGGCCAGAATTGAGTAGGGGTTCTTATACCAAAAATAAGAGATTTGAAGAGGTGGCAGAAACTCTACTTAGCAAAACAGCATCCGTATTGAGTGATCTTATAGAAAAAGGTATTTTTAAAAAATACTTAGTAGAGGGTTACGGTAAAACATACAGAGTTTCTATTAGGCATATTTTGCAGTACATGGGAACCGAAGTAATCCGTGGGTGTGTTGATGAGCTTTTCTGGTGTGAGGTTAAGCGCGATCCTATTTTGTATCAGGGGAAAACTCTGATCATCCCAGATTGTCGTTTTCAGTCTGAGGTTGATTACATCCTGACACAGCCTAATTCGAGTCTTTTTGTGGTGAAGAATATTGATCTTGAATTTTTAGAAGATGGGCATTCATCCGAACAATTTGTCGATTGTATAGAGCAGTATGTTGCTAGGGTTCATCCAACAAAAACAATAACGTACTTGTACAATAGTTTTGAGGATGGTAGTATGGAAGACTTAAAAATTCAAATTGAGGATATATACAAAAATGGTAACAATAATTCTTAAATACACAGACTACGGCGATGACGACACCAAAGAGTTTCGAGAATACACACAGAACCTAGTAGGGTATCGTGATGCGAGTGAATACAAAATTCGATTTGGTCTTGAAACTGACCCGATGTTCGACACAAAAGTAGTGTGTGAAATCTCAATTGATGATGAAGACTATGCGTTTGATGTAGTAAAGCACTTTATGCTTGATCGTGAAGTGAATGGGGACAGTGTACCATTTTCGATTGACGTAACATCTGTTGCTTTGTATGTAACAGGTAGTGATCAAATTATGAACTATATAACAAGCCGTTCCTTTTCGCATCTATACGAACGAATTGAAATTCTGGAAGACTCGTTGCGAAATTCCATTAAAAAGTGTAACGAGGTTTCTCACCTACAAGAACAATCCTCTGCTTTCATTAAGTTGATGGGCATTGACAAGTTCCCTGACATTGTGAAACAATTGATAGACTCAATGGAAGCAGAAGGACATAACTGTAAGCAAGAAATTAATCAAATTCTACAAAGGAAGGTTCACTAAATGAGTTTAGCAGATAGACTATTAAAAGCTGGCGCAAAAGGTAACAGCGCCAGCATGTTAAAGAAATCAAGGTTTTTTAATGATGACATTGGTATCCCTACCAGCGTATATTCTCTAAATATTGCTCTTAGCGGATCAATTCACGGTGGAATCTTGCCGGGGGTTGGGGTTATTGCAGGCCCATCAAAACACTTCAAATCTAACTTGAGCTTAGAAATTGTTAGTAGTTACATGAAAGAACACAAAGAATCTATTTGTATATTCTATGATTCTGAGTTTGGTACAAAAAAAGGTTACTTTGAAAAGTCTGGTGTTGACGAAGATCGAGTTATCCATGTACCAATCACTGATATCGAAGAATTGACATTTGACGTTGCTCAAAAGCTAAAAGAAATTGAAGAATCTGATAAGGTCATCATTCTGATTGACTCGGTTGGTAATCTGGCATCAAAGAAAGAAGTAGCAGATGCAGAGGGCGAAAACTCTGCAATGGACATGACTCGCGCAAAGAAACTGAAAGGGTTCTTTCGTATTGTGACGCCAAAGCTTCATATGAAATTTATTCCTATGATTTGCATCGCCCACGTATACCAAACTCAGGAAATGTATAGTAAAACTATCATTAGTGGTGGTACTGGCATTCAGTATTCTTCTGATTGGGCTTTGATTGTTGGTCGCAGACAAGTTAAAGACGAAAAAACCAAAGAAATGCTTGGGTATGATTTCATCCTGAATTCAGAAAAGTCTCGTTTCATCAAAGAAAAGTCTGCGCTGGTCTATGCAGCCACGTATGCAGACGGTGTAGACCCCTATGGCGGGCTTTTAGATGTCGCCTTGCTAACCGGTCACGTTACCAAACCAAAGAAAGGATTTTACTCTAGGCCCGCTGTAGAGGAAGACAAGAATTGGCGCAGGAAAGAATCATCATGTGATGAGTTCTGGAAACCTATCATTGATGATCCAAGTTTTGATAAAGCGGTAGGTGAATTGTATCTTCTGAGTGCTGGTGGGAGCAAAACCGTTGATTCTGCATTGTTGGAAGCAATTGGAGAAGGGGTTGACCCACACACAGGTGAGTTGGTAGAATAGTTCTCATTATCAGTGTGGCAGGAATCATCTTGCCACACAAAACCAACTACACAGAGGGTTAGATGGAATCAATCGAAAATGTAATAATGCGTGGTCTTCTGTTTAACGATGACTACGCTTCAAAGGTCTATCCTTACCTAAAGGATGAATATTTTGATGGCACAATAAAGACTCTTTTTAACTCTTACGCATATCTCTTTGACAAGTACAACAAAAAACCTACCATGGAAGCCTTGCTACTATACTTGCAAAAGCTACCTTTAAACGAGGACGTGTTCAAAGACAGTGTTGGTGTTCTTGAAGAAATCTACAAAAACAGAAAAGAGGTTGTAGACTTTGATTGGTTGGTAGATGAAACAGAAGAGTATTGTTCTGATAAGGCTACCTACAATGCCGTGTATGACAGTATTCAGATTCTTGAGGGCAATGATAAGAAGAGAGATAAACATTTTATTCCAGAGCTTCTAAGCGATGCTATATCAATTGGATTTGATCAGGCATTGGGTTCTGATTACTTTGAGGATGCTGAATCAAGATATGCATATTATACGAATCCAGAATCTAAGTTGGCATTACCATTAGAGGCATTACAAATATTGACGAATGGTGGATTGCCGCCTAAGACGCTGAATGTGTTTTTGGCAGGCGTTAACATTGGTAAAAGTTCACTTATGTGTTTTCTTGCAGGGGAATTAGTAAAGCAAGGAAAGAACGTTTTGTATGTTAGTGCGGAAATGAGTGAAGAAGCTCTATATGAACGTATTGATGCAAACCTTTTAGACGTAACAACAGATCAATTAAAGAATCCAGAACTTGATAAAGAATGGTTCTTAGGCAGTCTAAAGAAGTTAAAGCAGCGTGGGGCTGGTCGATACTTTGCAAAAGAATACCCAACATCATCCGCTCATGCTGGACACATTAAACAATTACTAAAAGAGTTAAAGCAAAAGAAAAAGTTCAAACCTGATATTATATTTTTGGATTATATCAATATTTTCACAAGCTCAAGATACAAGACATTAAACGGGGTTAATTCTTATTCTTACATCAAAGCAATTTCAGAAGAAATGCGTGGGTTGGCAGTGGAAGAATGTGTTCCTATTGTGTCAGCAACGCAGCTAAATCGTGATGGAATGTCAAGTTTACAACCAGACATGACAAACACATCAGAATCAATGGGGTTGCCAGCCTCTTGCGATTTTATGGCAGCTATTGTAACCAATGAAAACTTGATGGAATTGAATCAGCAGCTTATCATCCAATTGAAAACACGATACGGCGCAAAGACAAGCCAATCAAAATCTCAGTTAGTTGGTATTGACTTTTCAAAGATGCGGTATACTGATATTAATTCTATGGGGGGTTCTGAGCCTGAGTCTAAACCTATGCAAGATGCAAAGAAAACCAAGGCAAAGTTTGAAAAGTCAAAAACAGAAGACTGGGTAATGGAATAAATAGTGTTGACACAAAACAAACACACAGGATATAATTCATAATGCAGTCTTTCGATGACTTTTACAAACAAGAAACTCTAGATGAGGCGGATATCAAAGCCGCTATCACGGACAAAGCAAAAACAATGTCAGCAAACATTGTGATGAAAGCAAAAAAAGTGTTTGCTGGCCTTGACTTTGAACGCAAAGAGACTATGTTCATGCTAGAGACTTTTTTCAAGAAATTGAAAGAGATGCTAAGCACAGAGAAGACGATTACTGACGAAGACGTGAAACGGGCGCTGAAACAGTTGGGGAATGTGGGCAAATTCTCTTTGATAGCACCCCTGTTCCTTTTACCGGGAGGCGGAACCACTACAGCAGTATTGTACATGGCAGGCAAGAAGCTATTCAACATAAGCATTTTGCCACAGGGACTTGAACAGGTCTTTGAAACCATGTCCAATCTGAAAGAATCACTAGCTCAAATGACACAAATAAACGAGGGAGTTATGAAAGAATTTTCAGAATGGGTTGACAACAAGCTAGAAGAGAGTTCATTATCACGTATCTGGCGTCATGTCGAAGATCACCAAGCTGGCGCTATTTCTGGGTATCGTGATGAGAATGACAAATCACAGAATAAGCAAAACAATCGTGAGATTAAATCTTACTTGTCAAAACAGGGATATTCTATAACATCTGTACAAGGTAACTACATCGAAAACTTTGGCTCTAAGAACGCGAGAGAGGTCGGTGAACCATCTTTCTTTGTAGTTGATATGAATGATAGCGGTAAGCTAGAACGCGATCTGGTTGCTCTAGGAAAACGGTTTGATCAAGATTCTGTGCTGATTGTTCCACAAGGTGGTAAAGGCGCTTACTTGATCGGAACATCAAAACGAGATGATTCTTTTCCAGCACTAGGCAATCGTGAGGTTGTAGGAAATTCTAGATATGGTAAGGTAGCAGGTCAATTTCTTTCAAGAATTGGTGGGCGTGAATTTGCCTTTGAATCCGAAGAAGTAAAGCTTCCTTCTACTGTAAATGGAAAACGCGGGTGGTCAATTCTGGCCGACAAAGTTGAAGATCAACTTTTTAATCTATAAAGGAAATATGAATGTCTGATCAAATTGAAATTAACATCCCTAGCTCAGAAGAGCATCGCAAAGACATTTTCAAAGCAATCGAACAAATGTCTGACGCAATGACTCGAATGAAAGCCGAAGGGGAATACATTAAAGAAACGAAGAAGTTTATCAAAGAGACTTACGAAATTGACCCGAAGTGGATTTCAAAGACCTTGAAAGACTTTCATGATGACAAATTTGATAAGACTGTGAAAGAGTTTGAAGAGTACGAAGCCTTCTATGAAACCATTGTTAACATGAAAAACAATGCTACAGGCGACGACGAAACACCAGCATTTGACGATTAAAAACAAAAAAGGGGGCTTGCAAGAGTCCCTTTTTTCTTGTTTATAAAGCAGAGAGATTTCCGATAAGATGATCAATAACACAATACAACAGATATTAGCAAAAGAGCAGTTCAGACAAACAAACACTATAGAATTGATAGCAAGCGAAAACTTTGTTAGTGACGCAGTAATGCAACTAAATGGAAGCGTATTCACTAACAAGTATGCGGAGGGATATTCTGGAAAAAGATACTATAATGGCTGCGAATATGTTGACGAAATTGAAGACTTGGCAATCGACAAATTAAAAATACTATTCGGTTGTAGTTACGCCAATGTTCAACCACATTGTGGAGCCAACGCAAATACAGCAGTCTTTCAGGCATTTTTAAAACCCAATGATGTCATATTAGGAATGGATTTAGCAAGCGGTGGTCATCTGTCACATGGATCACCACCTAACATATCTGGTAAAATTTACAATGCATTCAGTTATGGAGTAGACAAAAATGGATGGATTGACTATGGCGAAGTTGAACGTCTTGCCAATAAACATCTTCCAAAAATGATAATATGTGGAGCTAGTGCCTACCCAAGACAAATAGACTTTATGCGCTTTAGAGCTATAGCGGATTCTGTAGGGGCTTTTTTGTTAGCTGATATATCTCACTACTCTGGACTAATTGTAGGTGGTGTTTATGGAAGTCCGGTGGGTATTGCTGATGTGATTACATCAACCACACACAAAACTCTAAGAGGGCCGCGTGGTGGTATTATTATGTGGAACGATGAAAGATACACTCGAAAGATCAACAGCGCGATTTTTCCGGGGACACAAGGCGGGCCAATGATGAACACAATATCAGCCAAAGCACAGTGTTTTATTGAAGCAGACACAGAATCGTTTAGAAAGTATGCGCGTAAAGTGGTTGATAACGCAAAAGCGATGTGTGGGGTCTTTGAAAATCTTGGTCTAAAAACCTTGACGAATGGTACAGATTCGCACATAATACTCTTAGACCTAAGCGATAGCAGATATTCTGGAAAGGAAGCTGCTAACCTTTTAGAAGAACATGGAATAACAGTTAATAAAAATGGAATACCCAATGATTCAAGGTCTTTTGTCGAAACATCGGGTATCAGGTTAGGGACAGCAGCAGAAACAACACGAGGACATGATACACAATGGTTTGAAAAGCTTTCTGAAAGGATTGTTAAAATTTTAGAAAATTAAATCTTGACGCACAACCCTCAGTATGAGATAATGCATTTGTACTGAGGGAATAACCAATTAGGAGATTGAATATGAACATTACCAAAAGTCAGAAAAAGACGATTGATGATCTAGTAAAATATCAAAAAGTTACCATCAAAAGAGTCAAAAATTGCGAGTTTAGTAGTAGAGTAAAAGTTTATGTTGTAGCTACTGAATTTTTAGCTTATAATCTTTACATAGGGAAGCGTGGAAAGATATTTGAAACAGAAAGTGGTGAATATTGATTTTAGAAATTTAGAAAACACTAGGAGATTAAGAATTATGAAACCCGTTATGTTCTTTACCGATGACATTACCATTAACACACACTCTGCAACAAACAAATCACATTTGGGATTAATGAGTATAGGTGATTTTATTGAGTCAATTGATATTCCGTTGATTAGAGTTTTTGAATTAGAAAGCGGCGAACTTCACATTGAAGCTGTTGCTACTAACGATTTCATGACTGGATATGTAATATGAAAAATTTTGATAGGCTGATTAATGACGAATCATTCAAGTTCGAAACTAAAACTATTAACAAAGTAACATTCCTCGATTTCTTGTATGAAAAAGAAGCCGAACGATTCCTTAAATATCTCGGAGTAAAAGCAAGGTTACTTATGACAGATGATGAAAGTAGCCTTATTGAACTAAGTGATGTTGTTTCATCTGAAAAGTTTAAAGATGATTGGGAGAATAAAATTTCAGAATTTACTAGACACACTAACTCAGTTATGAAATAATACTTGTGTTGAGTAAAGGGGGACTTCCCCAAAATTGAAACTAGGAGTTATATTATGACTTACACAGATATTGATTCAGGCATTGCCGCTTACATTGATTTCATGGTTGCTGATTATGCGGCATGGACAAACCGTTCACCCGCTGATCGCCCTGATTTTGCAAAAGAGCGTATTGAAGAGTTTAAAAATTCTTTCTCGGTTCGTGTTGGTAAGAAGTACATCAAGATCATTGGCAACAGTTCAGTTAAAGCGTTTGTTGTGAATTCAGATGACGACAAAATGTTCAAGAAAGGGGACATACTGAAAGCCGCTGGTTGGGCTGCTCCTGCTAGAAACAGTGCTAGGGGAAACGTGTTGGAAGGTAAGTTCAGCGGAGGATGGACAGGGCCATCAAGTTTAAAATAAAATCTAAGTAAGAATAAGGGAAAATTAAACTTCCTTATTCTTCATTTTACAATTATGATTATGCCATTTTTCATAAGCATTAATAGAAATCATCTGATTGCAATGTTCGCATAACTTCTTGGGTCTTTTCTTATGAATATCTGATTGTTTCTTAATCGTTTCTTTACTATGCTTTCTTCCTTTTGATGTTATTTTAGATTTTTCTGATAATATTTTTTTTGTTTCTTCTGTATGAGTCCTCCCATAAAACCCGTTATTTTTTCCAGAAGAAGCAGAGCTTATCTTATCCTTACTCTCTTTTGTGTGAGTCTTACCATAAAATGGATTATTTTCTCCAATCCTAATTAATCTTAATTTTTCTTTATGTTCATCCGACAACAATTTACCAGAAAAGTTAAAAGCAAATCCGTTGTACCCGATGTTTAAATAATCATCACTCTTTATAGAATTGTTGTCTATAAGAATAATTCCTTCTAAGTAAATAGCATCTATATTTCTATAGCAAGGAATTATCTCTAAAATTGTGAATGAGTTTTTATCATTCTTCCATTTGTCTTTTATGTTTTTTGATGAAGTGAAATATATATTGCCAAGATCACTTTCTAAACACTTTTTTCCTCTATACATTACTCTATAACCAACATATTTCTTTTTTGTAGTATTTTCCAAAATTATATAAACAAATGGTTCGTATATCCCATCTTCTCTGTGATAAATTTTATCAGATACTTTTTCATCAATATTAATTTTAAATATTTTATCATTCATTTGATTGACACCCCGAAGATTATGCTTTACTATATTTATAAGGATTAAGTTTCTATGGACAGGCCCAGAGTATCTTCGATAATAAATGAAGAATTTGGGAGTTATGACACTCCCAAATTCAAACATAGAGAAATTACATAGTATGAAAAAATCATCAAGTAAAAAAGAGTTGCAAAGGCTTATTGAAACTGATATGGTTGATACGTACAACGGGGAAAACGCAGTAAGCTTTACCGTTGGGGTGCCAGTTGGTGAACGTGCTTTCTTTAGCGCCTCAATAGCCGCAGACAGCGGTTCATATGGCGAAAGCGGTGGTGTGGGTCTAACTTTCCAACTACCAAAATAAGAAAAACGAAAGGGGCTTGCAAGAGTCCCTTTTTTCGTTTATACTGGTTTCAGAAATTGAGAAAACAACCAATTAGGAGATTGAAAATGAAAAACTTTGAAATTGTTGCACTTGTTCTGATCGAAGATCATCTTGAAAAGATCGTTTCTGGTGATATCAAAATGAATGTGTCGAACCAGTTTGATGAATCTGTGTGTGAAAGCGCCATAGAGGTACTTAACAGCGGTGATCGTGTTGTACTTGATAAACTGATAGAGATGTATAAAGACGCCGGTACAGAGTACCTGACAGCGATGAGTCTAGCACACAATATTTCAGCATTCGAAGCACCTGAAATTTCAAGTGCATGGACAGACTAGGAGAAAAATTATGACTGATGAAGAAAGAGCTTTGATTCAAGAAGAAACCCGTAGGGTAGTTTGTGCCGCCAATAAAACAAAAAACGGCACAGTCCTTTTGGGAGCTAGACACTGGGATACGTGGATGGTTAAACAAGCCGACTTACAAGGAATTCGAGGCGGTAATGAAGAACAGGGTTTCATTGATCAGTATGGAAACTTTTTGACAAGAAAAGAAGCTTGGGCAATTGCTAAACGACAAAATCAGATTATGCGATACGTCGGTAATCAATCAAGCGAAAGCGTAGATGACATTCTTTGGTCGGAGAACTTATACTAATGAAATGGGATTTAACAGGTAAGTGAATTATATCAAATCGTCTTGGAAAAGCTACATTCAAAGTTCAGGTTAGAAAAACATCTGAGTTTGGCATCGGTAATTGGGATTACAAATGGCGACGGGTAAAATAGAGGACATTCAAGAATTGCACTTGATGTACAACGGATCATAAATAGATTACATAGTAATCAACTACAGGAAAGCTACTATGAAACCGTTTAAGCAATTTTTAAGTGAAGCAGAAGACAAAAACACCAAAGGTGATGATAAAGCATACCAAGCATTCTTTAATAAGATGCTAAAAAAGTATGACGCAAAATCACCAGAAGACCTATCAGACGAAGATAAAAAATCATTTTACGATGAAGTGGATAAAAAATGGAAAGCTGACAACGAATCAGATTAATTTCAACAGGGGGCTTGCAAAAGCCCTTTTTTATGTTTAGGATATAGGTAAATCAATTGAGGAACACTTTATGACATTACTGAATGAGCTACCTACCATTATTGATGAAGCTGGAACCTACCTCACTCGCTCGGGTGATACAGTTCGGATTCATGAAGTAAAACAGAACAGCAATCCAGAAAAAACCTCATTCGATGCAAACGGAACAGTTCGATATCTGAAAGAGGGTAATTTTCGATATACTCAAAAATTTAATATCTGGCATGTTAGTGGTCGATTGTCTCTCTTTTCTATTAGTGAACATGACATTGTTAGTAAGAAAATGATTGCTCTCCAATAGAAATACTGATACAATACACTGTACTGAGAAATTAACTAGGAGATACAAGAGTTATGGACTACACAAGCAAATTTTTCAAAAACAACTCAGTTTTCAAGTCAATGGCTGAAACCGAATACTTTAAGTGGTTGATGTCCAATAAATTTGATAACATCAATGCAATCACCACAAAATCAAAGTTCCTGAGTGAAGTCTACGGATTTGTGAAAGGCGTAGATCGAATCAGTTCTGATGCTTTAAAAGCAATGAAAGCTATTGAAGGATTCTACTTTGACTTTTACGTGTTGAAGAAAGGCAAATACGCAACTACTCGGGATGTATATTAATTTCACACAGGGGCTTGCAAAAGCCCTTTTTTTATTGCTACAATGGTTGTGTTGAATAAGGAAACACACAGGAGATTGAGATATGAACGACACACTTTTTTCAGACATTCTACGCACGTACCTAATCCGCGACAACGGTTTCACCGAGATCGAAGCCAACAACGAAATCTACTACATCATGTACATGATCGGAACAGAAGAACTCTCTGTTAGCACTGATTTGCGATTTGGTAATACAGCCTACGTTTTTCCAACTATCGCTCGTTATAAAATGAATTTCTCAATTGCTATGAAAAAGATGAACCGTGGCGAGAAAATGAAAGTTGCCCAGTCTATCAACAACGCACTAAATCACTCAGCAGGTTATTAAAAATGAAAAAGTCTATGATCTTTGCAAGTATGTTACTCGCAGCAAACGTGAATGCTTATGAGTATAAGAATATAAAATCAACAAGCCAAACAGAAGGGAATGCTCAATTTCTCGCAACCGTTATTAAATTTGAAAGCACAGACCTAAGCTCTATCCAGATGATCAAAGCCAAACAAAACTTTGCTAGGTGTAGTATTGATGAGGCGGCAAAGGATGTTATTGAGGCTGGATTGGGATTCGAAGTTCTTTCTTCTATATCTCAGATGATATATAAGTATCATGTGTATGGTGACATCAACCGTGATTTTAAAATGCAGCGATCCGATGTTGTTTATGTAGAGGAACTTAATTTCCGATGCATTGATGAAACACCAGACAAAGAAAGCACCATATTCTCATATGTCATGTCATCGTCAATGTTCAAAGCCGAGTGTTCGGATAATCCAAAATGTTTCATGCCAAAAAAGTTAAAATATTTTGAAACATTGAAAACCAAATATAATATAGGAAATTGATATGAGCATAAAAGCAATGAGCATTAATGAAAATGAAAAAAGAGAGAAAAGTTATCCGTATGTTGGAATCTCAAAAGGGCCGGGTGGGTACGTTTGTGTTCTTTTTGTTTGTAGCAACACAGGATGTGTAGTTCTAACCAATTTTCTTGGTGATGATATAAGCACTACAAAATACGTTGGAGATTTTGGCACAGATTGGGTAGAGAGTGAGTTCACGCCTGTAGAAGCAAACATTCAATTTGGAATTTAACATGATAGATAATATTACACCAGTTGTTGTAGAGCCTTGTGATTTTAACTGTGGACACAAGCTGATTGAATTGAGTATTGTTGTGGATGTTTTTGAATCAGATGTTGAAAACATCGAATACATTCTAGGTCAAAAGATTCAAAGCATTCAGTTTGCTGATGAGGTGGTGGCTTATGAAATGATTCTGCATTTACTAACAGATGCAGACTCAGAAAAACTTGATCTTTCTATGGTTAAGGTGTTGTGCAACTTTTTGATTGATGATCAAATTAATCGACTCAACAAAGTGATTGAACCATTGTATGGGATTACGTATGAGTGAAAAAACATCAAGTGATACTTGGCGTGATCGGTTTTTGTGCTTCGCATTATTCTATGCCACATTCTCAAAAGACCCTTCAACCAAAGTTGGTTGTGTTATCACAGACTCACTCAACAGACCCATAGGGTTTGGTACGAATGGCTTTGCTAGGACTTACCAGCATGATGAGGCGACTTTTGGGGATAGGGTGGAGAAGTACAAGCGTGTTCTTCACGCCGAAGAAAACGCTATCTACAACGCTACAAAAGAGGTTCGTGATGGTACGGCTTATATTTCTCACCCACCATGTTTACACTGCTCACATGTACTGGCACAAAACGGTATAAGTAAGGTAGTCAGTATTAAACCAACGGGAGAATTTGCTGATCGTTGGTGTATAAAAGAAACAACATTCGAACTAGACGCGCTTGGTGTTGAATTTGAAGTTGTTGAAAGACCAAGTAGTGATTCAATTGTGAAATCTCTTGACCAATGGCAAAAAACTGTAATAGGATAAGGAATGAATTATGAATAGTGTAGATATGTTTTTTCAAGTTGTTTTGTTGTTTTGTTTATTGCTTTCTAGTATCATGGTTATTGTTGGTGTGATTTCTACGATTTCAACATTCAAGGCAGCAAAGCGAGATAGTGTTGATCTAGATTTCAATCCAAATTCGTTTTTTGTAGCTGTAGTTATGCCAATTTTGTATATGATTTCATTTGCAATCGTGTATAGTGGTGTGGTAGTATAAGATATAAATGCCGCGATTCCCTACACCAGCCTTCTAAGCTGGTACTTAAACAGTAGGATGGAAGTGAGGTGTTCGATTCACCATCGTGGCTCCATTTTTATGTGCCAACTAAGGATATATTTAAAATGTGTATCATCGTTGAAACCGTAACAGAAGTTGAGAATGTTGAAGATATTGCATTTGGTCGGTACAAACTCTATTGGGAACCAGTGAACATTAACTTTGATGGAAAGTGGTCAATTGTAGAAATTTTTAAGGATAAGTGGGATGTAGAAATTTTTAAGGATAATTGGGATGATGAAATTGTCTTTAGGGCAGAAGATCATGTATTGAAGCACAGCCTTACAGAGAATGCAGACAGAATCAAAAAACTTGTAAAAATCGGAGATTTAAAAAATGACACCACTAGAATACAAATCACACATAATGCGAACTGTCGTCTATCCAACAAATGAACAGTTCTTTGATTCAACGCGAAAGCGCAACATCCGATACTTCACAAAGTACAAGCCGCACCTGTTTGGTCGTGTTCTGGAACGTGGAATTGATCAGGCAACTTTCAAAGAAATCTTTGAACTTCTGTTTGAGCGTCATTACGATTATCTTCTGAACATCTTTGAAAACAACAAAGAGAAAATGAACTCTGATGATTCCATTGCTATCTTTGTTCGCAGAAGTGATGTTAGTATCTGCTTCATCGTTTTTGATGATGAGAAAGATGGGTTTTTCAGTATGATGCCTCTGACTGTTCTGGGTAAATACGAATACAAAAAATGTGACTACGAGATTGAACTATGATTATGTTTCTGGATTATCTTTTGTATTGGGTATTGTGTCTTTTTGTATACTGTGCGATTGAAAAGATATTTAATAAAGAACCTTTAAAATTAATTATAAATGAAAACTTAATTAAAACGGGTTTCTTTTCTCTTTTAATATATCTTACAATTTTTTATTTTAGCAGGGAATTGATGTACCTATGAAGAATGATCCATTCACATGGAAAAGGTTTGACTGGGAACCACTTGACTTTGAAGAAATGGAGTCAGTGACAAACGAGGAAACGGGGAAGAGATTCTACAAGACGCCTGTAGGGAATCTTCCATCCATGACCACCATTCTAGGAATTTTGGATGATGGTGGTATTGATGCATGGATCAAGCGGGTTGGTGTTGACGAAGCAGAGAAAATCAAGAACGAAGCATCGGCTCGTGGAAACTCGCTTCATGATCTAAGTGAGGGATATTTGCGGAATGAGATAGAACGCTCTCAGCTACACGGTAAGGGCAAGGTGTTGTTCAACCGTGTTAAGCCACTACTAGACACCATAAACCCCGTTCTAGCCACTGAGATTCCCTTGTACAGCAAGAAATACGGGTTTGCTGGTCGTGTTGACTGTATCGCTTACATTGATGGTGTTCTCTACATAATAGACCACAAGAACAGCCGTAGAGCATTTAACTTTAAAAAACAATACGCTAGAAGAAAATATTTTTGCTACGTATTGCAGGTTACAGGTTACGCCATTTGTGTTGAAGAAATGTTTGGACTCAAGGCAACAAAAGGGTGTATCATTGTAGGCAATCACGAACTGTCTAATTCAGATATGTTCAAATTCTCTATCGACAAATACAGGGGTGAGTTTGAAAAGCTGATTGAGATTTTCAAAGGAACTCGTGACGAAAAAGATTCTCTCTACTACAAACTATAGGAATATTCTAATGAAAGGTTTTGATAACTTTATGTCTGAAAATTTTGAAAGCATTGATGCTGAAAAAGAATCAGAATTATACAATGCTTTTTACAGGACGTATCTTCGTGGTTATAGTGACGCTACTTCTGATTCAGTCGATCAACTAAAACTAAGAATGCAAGAATTTGGGGAATTTTCTTATGTTAATAAAGGATAAAATTCTAATTGGCGCAAGTGTTGTAGTTCTTATGGGGCATTTGTTTCTAACAAACACGGCGAATGCATCAACGTGCGAACCACAAGAAAAAATGACCAATCAACAATGGTACAATGTATCAAAAGGTTATTACGCGGCTCTTGATCATGGATATGGACTCACGTTAGCAGCTATTATTATTAAGGAGAGTCAAGGTGGGTTGTATCGAGTCAATCCAGAGTCAAAAGATTTTGGATTGACTCAGATTAACATCAAGACAGCAATTTCTAGACTAGGATATAAAGACACACCTTTCATGCGCTCTGTAGCAGCGTCTAAGATCGTTTTTGATGATGACCTAGCCATTGCCCTTGCTATTGAAGAACTGTTGTACTGGGACAGCCGTAGGGGTGGGCAATGGAGTCATGTTGTGGCATCCTATAACTCAGGAAACAACATGAGCAAAGGACTAAAAAATTACTATCCGCGAGTAGCAAAACTTGTGGAACAACTCAAGGGGTGTTTTAAATAAATGATGTTTAGATCAAAAAACGATTTCTGTCTATATATTGAACAAATGAAAAAAGACCTAGATTTTGATAGCTATATTGAAACCATTCTTCATTTCTATGAAAATGAAACTGATCAGGAAATAGAAGACATAGCTAAACTCTTAAACAAAAAATTGATTGACTCTATTGAACGTGAGGGTGTAGACTTAAAAGTTATCAAGGGTCATTCTATGGAGAGCTTATTCTGATGAAAATATTTCTTGACACAGAGTTTAACGGATTTAAAGGTGATCTGATCAGTATCGGTATGGTCGCAGAAGATGGGTGTATATTCTATGGTGTTCGAAACGAAACAAAAGCTATGAATATTGACCCATGGGTTAGTGAAAATGTAATGCCTTTTCTTGACAAACACCCACTGGATAACATTATCCTATGGGAAGGCGACGATACTATTCAGAGTAGATTGCAATGGTATCTTTTGCAATACACAAATATCGAAATCGTTGCAGATTGGCCAGAAGACATTCAACATCTATGTAAGCTTATGATCACTGGTGCAGGGACAATGATAAACACACCAAACGTGATGACGTTTACCATAGGTCGCAGGCTTAACGGGTTATCAGAGGTTCCACACAATGCATTATATGATGCTATTGGTAATCTTCAACATTATATAAGTATGGATGAGAGACTATAATGGCATTTAATCAACTCAGTGACGCACAATTAGAACGGTTGTATATTTTATCCGAGGAATTGGGCGAAGCACAACAAGCTGTAGGAAAAATTCTTAGACATGGGTATGATAGCAAACACCCAGAAACGGGAATAACAAATAAAGAATCTTTTGAACACGAGCTTGGGGATGTAAAAGCTGCTATATTTCTACTAACACAAAAATATGAAGTTAGTCCCTCAAAAATAGTAACAAAAATGTTTTTAAAGCTTGAGAAATTTAGACTTGGTACTTATCTGCACCATCAACACGAGGACTAATCAGATGATCGGATTCACAGCTTATCAAAAATACCTTGCCATCTTGATGCACTTTAATGATAAGATCAATTATGATTATTTCAAGTACAATGGTAAGACCAGTGTAAAGCTTGAAACTTTCAAAAAGAACAAGTCAAACGTGTATAAACACGCAGGTATAGAAAAGCGTGTGGGTTTTGATGAGCTTGAAACTTTCTTTTTTGTTAATATGGAAGATGGGTATAAGAAATTTATTCCTCAGATGTGGTACAAACATTATAAGAAATGTCTTGACAGAATAAATATGTTTGATGTAGAATTCGATGACGATCTCTACAGCATCAATGAGATGATAGAATCCACTGGTTGTGGTTACAAAGACCTATTCAATGGTGGAGAATTTCACTTGCATCCTTTGTTGTACGTATGGTATGATAAGGGAATGGTTTCAAAAAACACAGTGATGTTTATTGATGCGTATATATCTAGCATCTTTGAAGAATCACACAGTTCTGATCCGCTTCTATGGAAAGAAGTGGTTGACAAGCATCGGCAAGTTACAGGATTTTATCGCCGTTGCTACTTCTCTCGTTTACATGACATGGATGAAATGAAAAAATTTGGACAAAATAAATTATTAAAACACTTTTAGGAATAATTAATGACTAATTTCAATGCACTAAAGAAAAAGAAAGGCAGTAACCTCAAGGCAATGGCAGAGAAGCTTGAGACTATGAACAAAGGTAGTGGCGGCAAAAAAGATGAACGTATCTATAAGCCGGGATTTGACAAGAAAGAAGGTATTGGTAATGCAGTTATTCGTTTGCTTCCTGCACAGGAAGGGGATAACTTTGTTCGCCAGTTCAGCCATTCTTTCAATGTTGGTAGTAATTTCTACTGGGAAAACTCTCGATCAACTCTTGACGAAAAAGACCCTGTAGGTATCTCGAACGGCCTGTACTGGCGTTTGGGTGATGAATCTGAAAGCACAGAAGACAAAACCAAATACCAGAACATTGCGAAAAATCGAAAGCGCAAGACAAAGTATTTCTTTAACGTCTATGTGGAAAAAGACAAGAACAATCCTGATTGCGAAGGTCAAGTAATGATCATGGAATGTGGGCCACAAATCTTCGCAATTATCGAAAAGGCTATCAATCCAAAGTTCGAAGACGACGAAGCAATTGATCCGTTTGATCTATGGGGTGGCGCACCACTGAAAATTCGTGCATTGGGACGTGAAATTCCTGATGGTCGTACTGGTAATAAAGTGATTGTACCAAACTACGAAGAATCATTCTTTGGTAATGTCGCTGAATTCATGGATGGTGATGAAGAAAAGATGAAAGAAGTCTTTGAAAAGACCTATGATCTTTCTAGTTTCGCCGTTGTGAAGCCGTTTGACGAGCTTGCAGCGCGGTTTAAGCAAGTGACCGGTGAAGACTACGACAAGCTTGATAAAACCTCTGAGGATCACGCTAAGGAAGCAGAAGAGGACTTCCGAGAGCAGTACAAAGAGTCAAGTGGTAAAGATGATGAAAAATCTGAACCAGTAGAAGAGAAAAAAGAACCAGCTAAGAAAGAAGTGGTTGCTGATGCTGACGACGATGACGATGATCTGTTGGGTGAGTTTGCAAGACTAGCAAACGGCGATTAACAAGAGGGGCTACGGCCCCTTTTTTCCTTTACATATAGAGGTTAATATGAAATTAGTAGAAACAGTTACAACATATAACACGTTAGAACTATTGAAAGGTATGGTTGATATTTCGGCTGATCATTTCAATAAGTATGATCATGTAAGTCCATTTGAGAAAGCAACTATTTTTAGTTTTGGTCGCCAGTGTGGACACACAGAAGCAATCAAAGAATACGTTAGTCAATCAGAAGATGAAATTTTGGTAGTATGTCGTAATCAATATGCAGCTACAGAATTCAATAGAATTTTGGGCTTTAATGCAGCGGTTTCAATTAGTGATTTTAAAAGATTTGAAAAGTTTAGAGGGTGTAATGCAGAACCAGTTAAAATGATTTTTGATAGCTGCACAACGGATCAAATCCTACCTTTTATTTTGGAATCATTGGAATATATGGTTTACGATATAAAAGCCATTGTAATTGTACAACCAGTCTTTTAAAAATTCTCTGATTTAATACAACATAAATCCTTTGTAGAAATCAATCTAAACAATTTTCTACAAGGGATTTTTATGTTAAAACAAGAAGTTATTTGTCCAAACTGTGATCAACAATACATTATAGTGAGTGTGAATTCGGAAATTAGTTATTGCCCGTTCTGTGGTGATGACATTGGTGGAGAAGATCAGCGCGGCGAACTTGATATGAGTTCTGACGATGAGTAAGGTTGCTATGGTCGCTGGCATAGATTTTTCAATGCGATGTCCAGCAATTGCAATTCATCCTATGAAGCCTATAGTTAATTTCAATGATGTAAAGGTATTTTTCTATACTTCTGAGACTAAATATAAGTCTGTCTTCAACAAAAACATCTATGGAATGTCACATATTCCTTATGAATCTGAGATGGAAAGATTTGACAATATTAGTGAATGGGCGCTTGTTATTTTGCAAAAGTTCAACGTAAAACAAGTTGCCTTAGAAGGTTATAGCCTTGGCTCAAAAGGGAAAATTTTCGAAATAGCTGAAAATACAGGCATTCTTAAACAGAAGTTATGGCAAGCTGGAATTGAGTTCACCACACCTGCACCAACCACCATCAAAAAACACTTTTGTGGTAAAGGCAATTCTAAGAAAGAAGCCATGCTAGAAGCGTTTGATGATCGGTTTGACACAGACTTAAAAACCATCATGAATTATACACGAAAAAATGTTGAGTCGCCTATCGGTGACGTGATAGACTCAACCGCTATTGTAGACTATTTAATCTGCAATAACATTTAAAATCAAGAGGAAAGTAATGATAGAAACAATTATTAAGCGAGATGGTTCCAAACAACCATTTTCACCAACAAAAGTAAATCAATGGGGTGAGTGGGCTGCAAGAACTTTAGGAACGAGAGTCGATTGGTCAAGTGTCGTTTTGTATACTGTCAATACTCTACCAAAAGAATGCAATTCTCAGACATTACAACAAAGACTTATTAAAACATGCCTTGAACATAATTCTTGGTCATATAATCGTATGGCTGGTCGTTTGTATGGTGCGTTAATCTATAAAACCGTATTCGATGATAATATTCCATCTGTATTAAGTCTTCATAGAAAACTACAAGAAATTGGTATAATGGAACATTTGGGCTACAGTGATGAAGAATATGCACAAGTCGAAAAGTTGATTGATCACAGCAAAGATTTGAAGGCTACACACTTTGAACTAAAACAGATTCGTGAAAAGTATTCTTTGATGAACCGAGTTACCGGTGAAGAATATGAATCACAACAGTTTGTGTATATGCGTATGGCTATGGCTCTGTCAGAAGATCAGCCAAAAGATAGACGCATGGCTGACGTAGAAGCATTTTATGAGCTTTTATCCAACAAGGTGATCAATGCCCCTACCCCCAACTATGTCAACCTTGGAACACCTCTGAGGGGCTTTGCCAGTTGTTGTTTATATACTGTTAATGATAGTGCTAAGTCTATTGGTGTTGGTGATCATATCGCATATACCATGACGTATATGAGTGCTGGTATTGGCGCACACCACCAAATTCGATCTGTCGGTGATCCCGTTCGAGGCGGTGCCATTGAACATCAAGGAAAGCTCCCGTATTATCGTTCATTAGTTGGTGCTATCAAAGCCAACCTACAAAATGGTAGGGGTGGCGCTGCTACAACATACTATTCTATGTTTGATCCAGAAGTGGCTGTTATTTCACAGCTAAAGAATCCAATGTCAACAGAAGACAAAAAGATTCGAGGTATGGATTACAATGCAGGAACAAACAAATTCTATGCTAGAAAAGTAGCTAAGAAAGAAGATGTCTTTTTGTTCAATAGCTTTACAGCACCAGACTTGTACAAAGCATTTTATAGCGATAACGAAGAACTGTTTGCTACCCTATATGCAAAGTATGAAGCTGATGATAGTTTTAAAAAGACGTATATCAATGCTAGGAAAGCTTTGATAGTATCATTAAATGAAGCTTATGAAACGGGTAGATCGTATTTGCATTGGCCTGATGAAATGAACAGACATACTCCATTTCATGATAGAATTTTTAGTTCAAACTTGTGTGCGGAAATATCCTTACCAACACAGGGTTATGAAAACATGGCTGATTTGTATTCTACAGAAGATCATGGCCGAGGGGAAATTGCTCTGTGTAGTTTGGCTGGTGTTGTAGTTGGTCATATTAAAGATGACGAACACTATGAAAAAGCCTGTTACTATTCTTTGCTTATGATTGACAAATGCATTCATAGAACGCATTATGAGCTACCTCACTTGTCTGTAACCGCTAAGAGTAGGTTGAATGCTGGGGTTGGTATTATTGGTTTAGCGCATCACATGGCTAAGAAAGGATTGCTTTATAGCACGACTGAGGGCAAGAAAGAGATTCATGAAATCTCAGAAAAGCATATGTACTACATGATCAAAGCAAGTTTGCAATTGGCTAAAGAGCTTGGTAACGCGCCATGGATACACAAAACGAAATGGCCTGTAGGTTGGTTGCCTATCGACACATACAACAAAAATGTTGATGGAATTGTAGGGACTGAATTAAAATATGACTGGGAAGAATTGAGGCGCGAAGTCATTACCAATGGTGGTATTCGTAACTCAGTGTTGGTTGCACATATGCCTAGTGAGTCCAGTTCTAAAGCTTCTGGAACAACGAACGGGTTGTATCCTGTGCGCGACATTTCTATGCTTAAATCAGATAATAACATTATTATTAATTGGTGTGCGCCAGACGGTGAAAAACTTGCAAAGAAATATGAAATTGTATGGGATATACCAACAAAAGATTTGATTGATTGTTATGCGATTGTACAAAAATTTACTGATCAAGGAATTAGTGCGGATTTGTATAGAAAGCTAATTGGTGATGAAGTGATTGGTTCAAAAGAAATGTTGACTGATTACTTTTACATGACTAAAATGGGTATGAAGACTCGATATTACGTAAACAGCAAAACCAGTGACGGTTTTGAATTAGACACAGGCGAACCAGCTTGTGGCCCTGATGGTGGTTGTACAATATAAACAAATTTACACAAAGAGAGAAATAAATGCCGATTGATAAAAACGTTTTTAACACAGAAAAAACAGATTACGAAAAACCCAAGCTTTTGCTTGGGGGTCAGGAATCAGGGTTGTTTGATACAATCAACAAACACTACCCTGATATTTGGAAAATGTACAAAACTCAAAAATCTCTTGACTGGGATGAAAATGAGTTTGATTATAGTTCATGCAACGTAGAGTTTAAGACTTGTAGCGAAAGCGTCTATGAAATAATGATCAAAACATTGGCTTGGCAATGGGAAGCAGATAGTGTGGCTTCTCGAAGCATTGCTCCTGTGATGGCTCCGTTTATTACATCATCCGAACTGTGGGCTGCAATTCAACGCATCTCAGACAACGAGGTGCTACACTCTGCAACGTATTCTGAAATTGTGCGTAGTAGTTTTGATGATCCATCTGTGATCATTTCTGAGGTTCTAAAAGTTGAAGAAGCTATGTCGCGTATGGTCAGCGTGTCTAGGGTGTTTAGCGAAGCTCACAAAGCCTCACATATGTATGCACTGGGTATGATTGAGAACAATCAAGATACCTATAATAAGGCTTTCATGGTGTTTGTGGCACTGTTATGTCTTGAGCGCATCCAGTTTATGTCCAGCTTTGCCGTGACGTTTGCTATTTGTGATACAGGTATGTTTGGGCCTATTGGAAAAGCCGTTCAAAAGATTGCACAAGATGAGTTAGAAGTTCATGCTGAATTTGACAAGAGAGTTATTACAGCAGAACTAAAAACCGAGCGTGGACAAATTGCCATGGAGCAATGTGCTGATCAGATCAAAGCTTTAGTTGATGAGGTTGTGAACGGTGAACTGACATGGAACAAATATCTATTCTCAGAAGGTCGTGAACTGGTAGGCTTGAACGAATCAGTTTTGTCTCAATGGGCGCTATTTTGTTCTAAGGATGTGTATAAGTTTTTGAAAGTTAAAAGTGAACACACTATGCCAAAAGCAAACCCATTAAAGTATATGGAAAATTGGCTTGACATTTCAAAAACACAGGCATCACCACAAGAACAGGATAATGGCCAGTATAAAGTGGGTGTTATGCGCCGTGACGATGAAAACGAAGATTTTGATATAGGATTTTAAACTAAGGAATTAAAAATGAAACCAACAATGAATAGTGTAAAGAATAAAATCGAATATGTTTATTATGCATATTGTGAAAAATCAACCGTATGCTTCATGAAATTAAAAAGTGGTCATATGTTTGTCGGTGAATCACATTGCTACAGTTTCATAGATTATGATGTTAAAGTGGGTAGAGAATGCGCGTATGATGATGCTGTTAACAAATTGTTTGAAGCTGAGTGTTATCTTGCAAAGAACTTTGAAAAATTCATCGAAGGGCTTGGGGCTAACACGAATATTCCAGAACCGATTTCTGGTGGGGTGAAGTGGAAATAGATAAAGAATAGAAAAAAAGGGGCTTGCGAGTCCCTTTTTTTATTGTTATAATGGTTGTGTTGATGAGGTCAGAATGACCTACAAAGAAGCAATTGAAAGAATCACTGAATTGATGTACTGAATCCTTGCAATCCTACCTCACTATGATATAATGGTTGTGTAGTGAGAGAGAAGTTAAACGAATCAGGAGATTGAAGATGACTACATTTTACTACTACATTAACCTTGATGAACGTGGTGAATTCTTTGCTGATGTCCGTGATGAAAACGAAACCACCATTTTTGAAATTCATGGATTTGATCTATTCGAAGATGGATTTGTTGATAATTTACATAACCCATCTGATATTGAAACCCACTTGATTTATCTAGGTGTGATTAATTCAGAAGACGAAGTTCTTAAAGGTGAATGATATGAAAATTATTGAGATGTATCAAACTGCTGATGGCAAAACATTCGATTCCGAGCAACAAGCAAAGCGTCACGAAACTGATATCCTTTGTAACAAGGTCGAAAACTTCATTGAAGGTTATTTTGTTGGTAGTCATCATCGACCTAGTGTAATCAGAAGTGTTAATGTAATGATTGAAGATAAAGAACTGTTAAAATCCCAATTGAAAGAACTTCTTTATATTTTGGAAAATTAATACTTGACGCATGGACGCGACTACTTCATACTCATTACAGCTACGGCGGTGACTTGATTGCAGAAATCAAATATGATCGTGCTGGAATTCCAAAGATTTTTGTTGAAAAGAAAGCATAACCCATTGCAATCCACCTCTTGATGACATAGACGAATTTAGGGAATTTGAGGCTTATAGGAAGGCTATAAAACAATTTGAAATTTCAGAAGCTTACCTTATAAAGAATCTATCGTCTTTTTGTGACACGTTTGGAGCGAACACAGAGATTCCAGACCCAATCTCTGGTGGTTTTATTGTGTGATAAATAGTTTTATACTATTGGCATACCAAAAGAAAAGTGAAAGAATTATGAAGACTTACAAAGAGTTTTTGGAGGAATCATTCTTACTTGAAGGTAAGCAGATTACGATATACCATGGCGATAACTTTGGAACCACTAAACTGTCGCCTAAGTTAATGAACAATGGAAACAATCAGGAAGGTATCGGTATCTACTTTTCTGATAAAATTGAAACAGCAAATGCATATGGTAAGGATGTTGTGTCACTTGACATTGATATGAGTAAATTTGTCAATGCTCGTGAACCAACACACAAGTATATTAATAGTCGCAAATTAACCCAGATGTTAAAAGAACTACACGGCACCGATGATGAAGCATTTTTTTATTTTGCGTCAGACTACATTGAATTGGTTGAAGTGGAAGATGTTGTAGAGGGACATTTTAGTGAAATGGCTTCCAATATAAAAAACGAGCAAGTACGCAATCTACAAGTTGCACTCGCACAAGCATTCGGTGTTGAATCATTTGTTAAAGTGTGGAATAATGTACTTGGTAATGATATTCACGGCACTTACAGCAAAAACAACAGCCGTGAAAATTGGTTTTCAGTAATCAACGATAAATTGAAAGTACAGAAAGTGTAAATGGCTGGTGTTATTAAATTATAAATAGTTTTACACTATTGGCATACCAAACGAAAAGGGAAAGAATTATGAAAACTTACACAGAATTTTTAAAGGAATCAAAACATATTAATGAATCAAAGGATGTTGATGGGGCATTGATGCAGATGGAAAAGTTAGTAACTAAAGGGGTGGTAAAAATTAGCACAATGAAAACACACCCCTCTGGTGGTATTGATTCTTACATCGCTACTTGGGATTCATCCAACAGCAAAATTTTTCTCAGGGGAAGAACTGATAAAGAAGAACATAAAGATTGGAAAGAAGGCTTTAAATCCAGATTTGGTGAGCGGCGTGGTTCTACAATCACTGTTATGAGTAATATGCCTGCTGGTCTTGTTGATGTGGTGAATATGGCTCAAGGTACAAACTTTTCATAATGGATAATTAGTATAAAATAAAAAAAAAGGGTCTTTTGAGGCCCTTTTTTATTGCTTTACGTTTGCAACCGCCCTCATTTGTTGCTATAATGTTTGTGTAGTGAGAGAGAAGACAAACAAATCAGGAGATTGAATTATGAAGTACCTATCTTTAGAAACCATAGAATTAATTGAAAAATATAACAAGACTCGCGCCAAGGCAAAGAAAATGCCTAAGATGATCAGGTATAACGCAATGCCAAAAGTAACCACAGAATTACAATTAATGCTGGACGAAATTCAACGTAGGGCTACATCTGGTGATAATCTACTACATACACTTGACCACTAATATCAGATAATCCTTGCAATCCTCCCTCACTATGACATAATATCCTTGTAGTGATGGGGTTTTTACTTTCTAGGAGATTGAATTATGTCATACGTTGCTGTTGTCGTTGTAAAGAAAGATAACACCATTGAAGTCCATGTCGATTCTTCCATTGAAACTAGTTTCATTACCATGGAAGCATTAGCCGACAAACCCACCACAAAAAACGTCTTCCGTAAAGTTATTAGCACAGAGCTTTTTGTTAATTATAGCTACGGCGGTGACTTGATTGCAGAAATCAACTATGATCGTGCTGGAATTCCAAAGATTTTTGTTGAAAAGAAAGCATAACCCATTGCAATCCACATCTCGTTATGAGATAATGGTTTTGTACTGAGGGAATGATCAATTACTAGGAGATTAAATTATGTTAATTGCAGATACTATTGAAGTTGTTAAATCTTCTGACAAAGGCCGTCACGTCTACATCACCTACGTAAATGGATTTGGTGTTCGCAAAAAAGAAATGTTTCGTTTTGTACCAAGTTATTCCAAAGCTGGTGTAAAAATCATTGTAAAACACATCGAATCAATTGACTCAGATTCTTATGTCGTTCGGGGGGAAAGAATTGATGAAGTTCGAATGAGCTACAGAGAAATTATTAAGCGAATTGGAGAATTGGTGTACTAAACCCTTTGCAATATAAAGCTCAGTATGAAATAATACCTTTGTACTGAGGAAATGACGAAACAAACTAGGAGATTGAAAATGAAAGAATCAAAAATTAAAATCGCTGACCTAAAATCTTGTGTTGATTGCTTTGACGCAATTGATTCGATTAAAGATGACCCAATAAACTATCTTGGTGGAATCAAAGCTTGGAATTCTGGCGAAAGAACCTACCTCAAATTTGCCTCTAAAAATAAAATTGCAGCAATCAATCGCAAACTTGATAAATTTCTTGACGAGGATGATGCATGAAAGCTTCACAGAAACTAATCATCTGTTTCGAGCAATTAAAAACCATTCAAAAATTTGCAGACGTTGATTCGAAACTCTTGCCTCTTATCGCTAAGTTGGAAGCAGATGGTGACTTGTTTGGGCCTGCATGTCTTGTGATATACGCTCCTGATCCTATTTTCGTGAGTGCATCCTATTTTGGTAAGGCAAAAGGCCCAAGCAAACCAAAACTGTTTGGATATGACGAAAACGAATTCATGAAAAAGCAATATTAGTTTGTTGACGCAGGGACGCGCTTGCTTTATACTGATTGTAGAAGTTGAGAAAAACTTAGGAGATCAGATCATGACCAAACCAAATTCAAAAGAAATCGCTCTCGAAATCAAATCAACCTGTAATCGCCTTGGCTGGACATATGAAGCTCGCGCAACCATCCTCGTTATTCGCAAAAGCTTTGACAGCACCAAAGAAGCCTTTGTAGTAGCCGACAGTGAATACTACGGCATTTTAAGCTTGATCCCTAGCACAAGTGCTGGTAGTATTTGGGGCACTGACGGAGGTGGTTGTGGGGCGCTTGCAGCCATTAAGTCCGGTGTTTTTGAAATGAAGAAATCTGGATGTAGTAAGCGTGTGTTGAATGCTTTAAATAAGCTAGACACAATCTAAAAATCCAAAACCAATTTCTTTAAAGTTCTTGCAATATCCACCTCAGTATGAAATAATACCTTTGTACTGAGGAAATGACGAAACAAACTAGGAGATTAGATATGAAAATTACAGTTGAAAAGACTACCAAGCATAATTTTGTAGATACCGCTCGTGTTAAAGTTGTTTTTGTTGAGCGTGAAGCCGCGTTTGGTGGAAGTCCCATCAAAGAAAAATACAGAATCGTTAGTGAGTACGGTATTAAACGTATATACCTACACTCTTTTAGTAATGACATTAACACTTTCGAAATTAGTGGTAATCTTGTTGATAAAGCTAAAAGTTCTGCATTGACCTATGATGATGCTGTCGAGAATATCAGAAATGGTCGTTACTCTTGAGATAATAGAATTATTTGTTATTTAATTCGCTAATTATGTTATACTATTTGTGTTGACTGATTTCCAATTGAACGAAAGGAACTATATTATGAACGTTGAAACCAATCACGCCGTTGTCTTTGTTAATTCTGCTCACGGCTACAACCACATCAATACCCGAATTGATATGTCTTCAAAAGATGATCTTGAAAGTGTTTCAGCGGGCAATCTCCCTTATACCAGTAGCTTTGACTCTATTTCTGGTTCTGTTGTCTTTAACGCTCAATACAACGCCACTGGGGATGACTACAGAAAGGGTTACGGCTTTGAACCAGTCCTGAGTGATGTACACAACTTTGATCTACGCAAAGCCGAAAGAGCTTTGAAACTGCTTCGCAAAGTCTCTAAGAAATATGACGCATTGCGAAACGAATCACGCAATTACGATTTCATTCCCTCGCTTGTTGCCTTTCTAAAATCTGCTGGTATCAAGCGTGTGTTCATCCGGTATCAAAATGCGAACGGTTTTGTGAATCTGGGTCTTGAAGAGGCTATCTACGAACTAACCAAGATTGATCAGAAATTTCAAAACGGGAGTGTGTGAATTACGAAAAATCAGTCTTTAGAACAATGTAAGTTTGATAGGCTTAATCTAGAAGAACTTTTAAACAAACTAAAATAGGAAAGATTAGAATGGACATGAAAACGTACCTAGAAGAATCAGAACGCACAGCACCAAAATTCGAGAACGGTCTTGAAATCAACGACTCTGTTCTTGAAGCTTTGCGTTATACAATTTCAGAAATGGTGAAAGTTGGTAATCCTCTTGATGACTTGAAAAAGAACATCTATTACAAAAAGCCGTTTGCATGGATTGATCCTGTGAATGAAATCGCAAAAGAGAGAGTTGTATTACCACAATACGAAGCTGATATCGTCCATGCTGTGGTAGGAATTGCAACCGAGTCTGTGGAGCTACTGGAAGCTCTGTATGACCGTTTATCAGGGAAAGAGGTAGATGTGGTCAACCTAGTCGAAGAGCTTGGAGATGGCATGTGGTACGCTGCGCTGTTGCTACGCACACTCAACACAGACTTCGAACAAACCGCTGCAATTAACATTGATAAATTGTACAAACGATTCCCGCACAAGTTTGACGATAACAAGGCTATCTTTCGTGATGTAAAAGCGGAGCGAAACCTTCTAGAAAAAAGGATTAACCGAAATGGCGAGAAAATGAAATCTAGCATCATTTCCTGATAAGATACTTGTTAACAATACATTTTATCTGTCACCAAAAGAAAAGATGGATTCTGACAAGTTTCAGAAGAAGCATTCAAAATGCAAGTCATTCTTTGAATTTGCATTCGCTTACGGCAGTGGAATATGTGCAAGTTGTTTTGGTTAAATGCGCTCGTTGTGGTGATAGTAAAGATATAACGGATATTAACTACTGGTAAGGAAAATATAAATGGTAATTATTTACGGAACTCCGAACTGTTCATTCTGTGCAAAAGCAAAAAAACTTTGTGAAGATAAAGGATTGCCTTACAGCTACAAAACAGTTAATGTAGAGGTTACAGTAGAACAACTTACCGAAATGGTGGGTTCTCCTGTAAAGACTGTACCACAAATTTTTATGTCTAATGACGGATTTACTGAGTACGTTGGTGGATTTGAACAGTTAAAGACAAAAATTAAAAACATGACTATGTGAGAAAATCATGAAACCGCAAATGTGTTAGAATTTGATCTTCTCGATTTGATGGATATGGTACAACGAAAAAAATTTGAGGAAAATAAAGTATGAGTCTAGTAGACGAAAAATTAAAAGATATGTATCTTCACATCATTGAAGAGGGTGAAAGCAAAAGCACTAGAACGGGTAACGTAATTAGTGTGTGGGATAAGAGGCTGGAATTTGATCTTTCAAAAGAATTTCCAGCAGTCACCAATAAAAAATTTGCTATGAATTCTTGTTTTGGTGAGCTTCTTTACTTTTTATCGGGTTCGACATCTCTTGAAGTTCTAAAACATTATACGTTCAACGATCAAGATTCAGACAAGTGGACTATTTGGACAAATGACGCCGAGCGATGGGGTGGTAAAGGAAATATTGTTTTGGGAAATCTATATCCTCATCAATGGAGAAGCTACGGTTCCGATTACAATATAGACACACCGACAAAACCAGTTGATCAAATTAAAAACTTGATTGATAGATTAAAAAGCGAACCTGATCGACGCGATCATATTGTTATGGCATGGAATCCATACGAAATTGAAAACGATTTGATGGCTTTAAAACCTTGTCATCTTGGCTTTCAGTGTTATATCAATCAAGAAACGGGAAAGCTTAATTTAAAATTCTGGCAACGATCTGTTGATTCGTTTCTAGGTCTACCCTTTAATATTGCGTCATACGCTTTATTAACTCACCTTCTGGCAAAGTGGACAGGGTATGAAGTTGGAACTCTGTCATGTGACTTAGGTGATGTGCATGTTTATGAAAATCACATGGATGCAATCTTTGAATTTATTAACAATGAAACTCATGTAGGGCCAACCATTCAACTACCAAAAGGAACTGACACACTAGAGAGTACATTGGAATTGACATCATTAGATTTTAAAGGGTGTCTAAAAAATTACACACATAGTGGAGTTATTAAAGCACCTCTAAGTGTTGGCTAACTTTGAAATTATCTATTGACTCTCATCACCCAATATGAAAAGATAATTGAAATAAAAATACAGATAACAAATTTTGAAAATTATTTTTATGTGTAAATTGCGGGGAAATAAATGTGAAAAAATTCTATGTTGAAATAGAACAAAATGGTGGTGAATATTATGCATGGGTTACTTTCTTCGCCGAAAAAGTGGAGAAAACACAAGACGAAAACGTGCTTTTAGTTGATGGACGCAAAATGACCTTTGAGGAAAAGGTTATGGTGATTGGGAATGATTAACCATTGACTCAAACCCCCTCACTATGACATAATATCCTTGTAGTGAGGAATGGCCCTCGAAAGAAAGCCTTTAGGAGATTACACTATGAACTTTCTATATACAAATCTGACGTATGAAGAAATGGTTTGTGAAGCTGAATACAACAATAACACATTAGCCATTGCCATTTCAGAATCCGCTGTTGCTGTTGCAAGAGAAGAAATTGAAAGCGAAGAAGAAAAGATTGATAATGGTGAGGTGATTTCAAAGGCTGGTGTTGCATCCGTTTGTCGGTTCTTGTACACACAAGCGTCATGGGAAAAGGAAGAGTCTCGATCTGAATGGTATGTTGATGAATTCCACGGTGATTTCAATCCTGCAAAAAACCACATCGGTGTTGTGAAATCAAATGGTGGGTACAAAGCTTTTGTTAAATATGGCCCATACGGTGAAGAAGACCTAGACCAATACGTGGACACACTCAAGCGAGCAAAGGTCTTGGCCATTGAACTTGCTGTTACAGCCGCTGGCGAAGGTTTGCTTCTGAAATAGAAAGGAATAATATGAAAGTAGTTTCTGTAGTAGACACAAAGAACACAAAACAATGCTCTTATAGAGAGGTTGGTGTAGTCATGGTAATCAAACGCTATGGCTACACATTTTGCATAACAAAATCATACAACTCTTTAATGAACTGTTATCTTTTGTGTGAATACAAAACTGGAAAAGAGTTTAGTGCATTTGGGCTTCCGTTAAAAATGGAAGATTCTGACGTTGATCGTGTTGTTGAAAGATCAAATGCATATCTTGATAAAATAGACAAAGAATTTGTTAAAGATTACTTGTCTAGATTTCCTGTAGTGAATGAGGATGTTCCCGATAATAGTGATTCGCCCGATTACAGTGATGTTAAGTTAAAGCAAAGACTAAAAGAACAAAACGAAAAAGCTATCATGGAGAAGATGGCTAATCCAAAAAAGAAAAAGGTGGTAGAGAAAGAGAAAGTGTCTGCTATTAAGAAAAAGAGAGGCAGGCCAAAGAAATTGGTAGAAAAAGATAATACGTTGTTTTGAAAAAAAAGGGAACCAATTTGGTTCCCTTTTTCGTTTCTATCTAAGCTGAATAAATTTCCAACCGACTGTGTTTCTTCCTGTTGGAACATTTTGTTGTCGATTATTAATAAAAACTTCGCCTTTTCCCATGAAAGAATTAGCCATAGATGCGCTTATCTTTTTGTCTTTGCAAAAATACTCTATACTTCCAGTTAAAAACTCACTGCCGTTCGGAGAAATTGCCTTAAACATAGCCTTATCTTCATTAATCATAAAACAGTTGTTGTCATGAAATCTTAATAATCCTCTACCACCAGATTTCCCACAATGAGGACATGTATAAATTTTTCCTTTATGAGATTCACTCATTTTGTTTTTTGTTTCTTCTGATCTTAATAATCCTGTATGAGTCTTTCTAACCATATCACCAAACCCTTCTGCCTTTTTTACTCCCTTTAATCTTATTGATGATGGGTGTACTTCATACCGGAGATGGGATTTACTTATGTTCTTTTTTTGTGATTCTGACATCACTCTTCCTTTTCTGGTTTTGCTCATCTTCTTTCTTGTTTCTTCTGTATGAGTAGTTCCATGACGAGGATGAAGTTTACCTTCTCTAAATGATCCACCTCTGATTAAATTATAACAATCTCTATCTTTAACCATTTCGTTTGTAACAAATTCATATTCATGATTTATGAGTTCTTCTCTGTTATCAAAAAAATTTAAAATTACCTTAATAAAATTATCACTACCATGAACACCAATTTCGTTTAAAAGTCTTTCACCACTTCCCATGTAACCGTCATTCATGTTTTTTGTTGAATGAATTCCGTAGTAGTATCCAATCGAATCTGTTCTAATTATCTTATAAAAATAATGATATATATCATCTGATTTCTTTGATACTTTACTATAAATAGGTTTGCTGTCCATATCACTTTCCTGTTAGTGGATAGAGTGAGTGGGTGTTAACGCACCGCGACTCACTCACTCTTTCATTGTTGCATCTTCCACGCTTCTGATTTTGAACCTTTCTGAAAACGTGCAAGAGGTAAAAATAAACAAAGTTCCCATGATTGGGACGGAATCTCTACGAATTTTGATCTAACTTGATCCATTCTATATTCTTTAACAGCATGTTCAAAGTATTTGCTTTGTGCAAGTGTTGATATAACTTTCCATGAAATGTCAAGCTTTGTTGACTTAACAAACCTATCCCTACTTTTAAAACGCAAAAGCGCACGAAAAGCTGCCATTCTTAAAACAGGACTGAGGTAGTGAAAATTAATTCCAACAAAATTCTCAGAACCACTTTTTGTTCTATACGCTCTGAATGGAATTATAAGCGGGTATCTATCCCACACTGGCAATGTGTCTTTATTTAAAGCTGAATATTCAAAAAACGCCATTTTTCCTAACGTTAGACCATCACTAAACAATTCTTGATCACGAAACATCCTAGCAGTTCTTACGCTACTAAAGTTCTTTGTAACACGTTTTCTAAACCAGTCCATACTCTTTTTAATGTTACGTCTTGACTTTGGGCCTTGGCTTTCAAA